GTCAAGGTCGAGATTGATACAGTTGACTCTGCTTCACCATATGTGTTCAACAACTCCCTACGATCTGTATGGGGTATCAATGGAATGCATGCAGATGGTGCTAAAGCAACAGGTTTCAAGTCAATGGTTGTTGCCCAGTTTACAGGTATATCGCTTCAGAAAGATGACAGAGCGTTCGTACTTTACAACCAAACTACTGGGGCGTATGAACCCCAAGCTTCGGGATCTGGTGCTCACATTAATGGACTCGCCAAATACCGAAAAGGATGGAGACACAGACACATTAAAGCATCAAACGATGCATTCATCCAGGTCGTCTCGGTCTTCGCAGTTGGATTCGGAGATCATTTCTTCTCTGACTCAGGAGGAGACCTCTCGATTACCAACTCGAACTCAAACTTTGGTAACACTTCTCTCCGATCTAAAGGCTTTAAAGCAGCAGCGTTTACGAAGGATAAAGCAGGGCAGATAACACACGTTATACCACCCAAAGATCTGAGTGATGTTGAGGAGATATCTATCAACTGGGTGACCATTGATATATCTAAGACGAAGAGTGTTGCAGACCCAACAAAACTATTTCTCTACGGTTATACGGTAGAGACAGGCCGACCACCAAGCAAAGTGCAGGGATATACTGTAGGTGCTAGAAGGGATGATGTTAATACCCCTGATAGACTATATGTGCTCTTGATTGCCTCTGGTGCATCGGAACCAACTACACATTATGCAGAAATCAATCCGAGTGGTACCACAGTTACAGGTACTAGGTCAGGTGATGATGAATCACCGATCAAGTGGGATGAAGTAAACGCCCAGTGGTATATTCAGGTAGATGGAGCACAGAATACTATCTACACTACACTACAGGCAAACAGTCTCTATCAGAACCTTGGATTCACACCTACTACATTCGTAAGGAGAATACCAGATGCTAGGAACTTGGTTGATAGGATATACAGGTATCGCTATGTATTGGACAAGGATTCATTCCCTGTTCCCAGACAGCCCATTACTGGTTTCGTTTTACAGCCACGAAGTAGTGAGACCAATAGTCCTGCATATAGTAAAACCTATTACATATATGCTGTAGAAACACATGTAGAGTTCGTCCGAGGTGTGACTGACGGTGTATACTATCTGACATTCTTGAATGCTAGTGTATCTCCATCAACATCTAACTTTAATGACTTTGCATTCTCACAGGCAACAGTAGATTTATATCCTGCATTTGACAGAGATAATCCAGTTGCTGACCCTTCTGCTGCGGTATCTATCGCAAGTAATGAAACTCTCGGTGTTGTTACTACCACTGACGGTGCTTCACCAACTCCTAATGAGGACACACAAAGAAGTATCACTAAGGAAACATCTCAGTTTATTCTATTAGAATCTGAGAATAACTTAGGATATAATACTACTTCAAACGTATTGAATGGTATTAGTGTCACATCCAGATTAGGTGATGCTGAAGAAAGAAAGATTGCACTCAAACTAAATGCTGACAACTCAGTACAACCGATACTTGTAGAGTTACGAAGGTATTCAATCCTTAGAGCATCGGGTCACACGTTTGAGTATCTAGGTTTTGGTCCAGGAAACTACTCAACTGCATTCCCATCTACACAGGTGGAGGTATTAAGTAAGGATGCAGTTAGACTATCACAGTCACTTAAGGAGTCAGCAGGTGTTGCTTACTACTCAGGTGTTAACAGTGATGGTGAGTTATTCGTTGGTAACCAGGTTATTAACCCAGTTACAGGTCAGATAACCAATGAAGATATTGCCCAATTAAATGTGTTGGGTGAAGAAGGTACAACTATTGAAACCTTCTCAGAGATTGTGCTTACTGATAAACTAACAGTTATTGGTGGTGCATCTAACCAGTTAGAATCTGTATTCTCAGGTCCAGTTACATTCCAGAAGAAAGTAACATCGCAGGATTTAATACAGTCTCTTAACTACACATATGCCAACGAAGATGGCACAGTGTTAAGGAACACATTCCTTGCTGAGGATGATGGTACTGGTAATCCAGTAACTCAGACAGGTGCTGCTTATAATAGTGGCGACATCGCATATAATATAGATTGGAGTCCAGGAACCTTTATAGGATGGATGTATGATACAGGTATCTGGTATAAATTCGGTCTAAGTGACACTGCACCTATCGTATCTCAGAGATATGCAGGTGTAACTCATTATGGTATTGGTGAAGCACCTGATGCTTTGAATAGATTTAGAATTACAGGTAATATTGCTATTACTGGTGATATTGATGTATCAGGTAAATATGGTTGTGCAGACAAATATACTCTCGCAACTGGTGTCAACAGTGGTAATAATGGTGTAATGTATTCGGGAGATGGTATTACTAATACCTTCGCTATATCTCCTGGTCATACAGCATATTCATTAATGGTATTCTTAAATGGTGTATGTCAGAGGCCAGCAACAGACTATACAGTCACAGGTAATGCTGTAGACTTCTCAGTTGGTACTACTCCTCAAAATGGAGATAACATACAAATTCGTGAACTTGTTATCTAAATAGTAATAATAGAGGTGATACATGTCCACCAAAATTATAGGAAATCAGATTGATGCGACCACTCGTGCAATTATAGAAGCACTACAGGTTACAGAGCAAATCAATCTTCCTTCACTAAACCAAACTCAAGTCAATGCATTAGGTGCACCTGCCTACGGTACGTTAATCTATAACAATACCGAGGACATGGCACAAATCTACAAGCAGGACGCTGCTCAAGGTGTTCCTGGATGGGATGACGTGGGTGGTGGAGGTCCATCGGTTGGTGAAAATAGTATTATTAGGACTAATGGTCCAACTATAGAAGAGAATTTAACTATAGGTCCAGTTGCTAACGGTGGTGCTGAATTTACCAACGGTTTTAGTGCAGGTCCTGTTAGTATTGCAAACGGATTTACAGTAACTATCGAGAATGGTGCGACATGGAACATTATCGGTGGTGAAGATTACGAAGGTTTAGAAGTTGCTAGTGTCATATCAGGTACTGGTGATTTCTCACAGTTATTACATTGGACTACAACTAAGGAAGCAGTTACATACTATCAAACAAGTGGTACTGTAACTCACGACTTTAATTCAAGTTCAGTAGTATATGTGCAAAAAACAGGTGGAGGTAACTTTACTCTCAACCTAAACAACTTACCTACAACTGATGAAGGTGGTATCTATAGATTTACAGTTATCATTGAAAATGCAGGAGGTAATGGAGTCCCTACTACATTTAATATTAATGGGGTCAACACTGGTTTACAGTGGAGAAATTCAGGTACCAGTAGTCACAGTTATACATTCCAACGCATTGAGTATTATATCATCGCAAGGCAACCACCAGGCGAAGATGATTACTTCTATACAGTATTAGCTGGTGATTATGGCAACAATGGTTATGACTAAATAGTTTGGAGATTATTGATTAGATGGCACAGTTAAACATCGGAGCAATAAAAGACCTTGGTGGTATAGGTGGATTCACTTTTACATCTGGGGGAATTACATGTAACGGTACTCTTAATGTTACTAACATTATGATTGACGGTACGATTGCTGGATCCTCTGCGTTCATTCTTCCCAACCCATCAGGTCATGCTGAGGAATATATCTCTAACAATGGTAGTAACCTAACATGGGGTAATCTATCAACTGCTTCTGGTGTTCGCTCAATGCAAGTGTGGACTGGAAATGGTACATGGAACAAACCAGAGTCTAGCGTCAAGACTATTTGTGTATTCTGCACAGGTGCAGGTGGCGGTGGATCAGGTCATGGAGAAGGTGGCGGTGCAGGAGGTACCGCAGTAAGACAATTAGATGTTACTAACATATCATCAGTATCTGTAACAATAGGAAACCCAGGTGGTGGTACTAACTATGCAGGATGTGGTGGTAATGGTAACGGTTCAAGTTTTGGTGGATATTGCTCTGCCAGTGGTGGATACGGTGCAAACTGTAGGTCACAGTATACTGGAGGAATCGGAGGAAATGGTTCTGGAGGAGCACTAAACATCTATGGTGGAGGTGGCGGTGGTCACGGACACTATTATAACTATGGTAACCATGGTGGTTCATCATCCTATTGGGGTGGCACACAACCATCATCACACTCTCAGTCAAACTATGCTCATAGACACCAGTCTCATTGTGCATGGGGAGCAGGAGGAAACGGATCCCGACATGGTAACAGAGGTGCTAGAGGTCGTGAGGGAGTCGTGGTTGTCCATGAGTTCTATGGATAAATACAACAGGATAAATTAAACAATGTCTAAACTTAGAGTATCCGCTATTAAAGATTTAACAGGTGCAAATGGGTTCATGCTTGCAGGTGGTAGTATCACTGCATCTACAACTCTAACTGTATCTAACATTGTTATTAATGGTAATATTATGGGTGGGTCAACTTATAATGTCCCAGATCAAGGTGGTAACGCAGGTAAGGCATTGATGTCAAATGGTTCTGGATTTGAGTGGGTTGAAGTTGCTGCTGCATCTGGTATTCGCTCTATGCAGACATGGACATCCAATGGTACATGGACTAAACCTAATGATGTGACATCTATCATCGTAACCGTAGTTGGTGCAGGTGGTGGAGGATCAGGATATAATGAATCAGGTGGTGCAGGTGGTATGTCAGAAAGAGTTATTGATGTAACTAACGTATCATCAGTATCTGTATCAATCGGTAATCCAGGTGGTGGTTCTAACTACTCAGGATGTGGAGGAAGTGGTAACACATCTTCATTCGGTAGTTATTGCAGTGCTTCTGGAGGATATGGTGCTAACTGTAGACAACAGCATGCAGGTGGTATCGGTGGAAATGGTTCAGGTGGTAACCTGAATATATACGGTGGTGGAGGTAACGGACACGGTTCTTACTGGGCGTTCGGTAACGTCACCGCAGGTAGATCATTCATGGGAGGATCACAACCTTCATCCCATGGTCAAGGAAATTATGCTCACAACCATCAATCTCACTGTGCTTGGGGTGCAGGAGGAAATGGTGGACAGCATGGAGCACGAGGTGCTAGAGGTCGTGAAGGTGTCGTTATTGTTCAGGAGTTTTACGGATGAGTGTTCTTAAGGTATCACAAGTTACTGACATTACTGGACTGGGTGGTTTTGCCCTATCGTCTGGTAACATCACGTGTGCAGGGACACTTAAGGTTAATGATATAAACATTAACGGTACTATAACAGGGTCATCTACACATATCATACCTAGTATGAGTGGTCAGTCAGGAAGATTTTTGAGCACAGATGGCACAAACCTAGTTTGGTCAACTGAGTTCCAAAGTGGTGGCGGGGGTGCAGGTTTCAGATCTATGCAGGTTTGGACTTCTAATGGTACATGGAATAGACCCAGTGATGTCAGAACTATCAAAGTTGTACTTGTAGGTGCAGGTGGTGGTGGAACTGGTTGCGGTGAGTCTGGTGGTGCAGGTGGACATAGTGAAAGAGTAATAGATGTACAAAACGTTTCTTCAGTTTCAGTCTCAGTAGGTAACCCAGGTGGTGGTACAAACTATGCAGGATGTGGCGGTAACGGAAATGGCACAAGTTTTGGAGGTTATTGTTCCGCCTCAGGAGGATATGGAGCAAACTGTAGGCAGCAGCATGCAGGTGGTATTGGAGGAAATGGATCTGGTGGTAATATAAACACCTACGGTGGTGGTGGAAATGGATGGGGTTGGTGGTCAATCTATGGTCAGCATCAAGCAGGTGCATCATACTTTGGCGGTACACAACCATCCAGTCACCAACAATCTAACTACGCACACAGACACCAATCACATTGTGCTTGGGGTGCAGGTGGTCAGGGTTCCATGTTTGGTAACAGAGGAGCAAGAGGACGTGAAGGTGTGGTTGTAGTATATGAATATTATGGTTAATAAATACATCAGAGGTTTCAAGTAACTATTATGGCTAAATGGGCTATCGTTGAAGCATCCTCAGGTGGTCTCAGTGATATCTGTGATGAAGCAGATAAATTTGAGATCTATGAAGGAGCAGATTCAAACATGAAATGGGTCGAAGTACCCGATGACACAACTTACTCACATTATATGGCGAATGGTACCATATATGATAGTGCAGATGATCAAGATTCCGTTGTAGAAGCAATGTTGAATCGTACTGAAGCATATGGTCCAGTGGGTGACCAACTCGATATGATGTATCGAGATCAGGTAAACAGTACTAATGAGTGGAGAACACACATTAATAATGTTAAAACTAATACTGCTAAACCATCCACAGTAACACAAACTAAATCAAACGATCCTAAGAGGATTCAATTACAAGGACGCAAAGCATGGGATCCTTGGGTTGACAACTGGGTACCACCAGGGTAGAATATACTGATAATTCTCTTATTATGAAGTTTGCGATTGTTGGTGGCGGTACCGCAGGATGGATGACTGCTGCTACTTTAATAAGACAATTTCCACAGGCGGATCTTACACTCTATGAGAGTGATAAGGTACCGCCTATTGGCGTTGGAGAGTCAACAACTCAATTCTTTAGAGTATGGTTAAAGTTCCTTGGACTCAAGGATGAAGAGTGGATGGCAGCATGTGATGCTACCTATAAAGTATCAGTAATGTTCCATGGATTCCATGATGTAGATGATTCACCATGGCAATATCCATTTGGCATCCCAAGAGCAGATACATATACTCCTGACTATTGGTTTTATAAACAATCTCAAGAAGGATTTCCAGGATCCAGACTAGCGGAGGACTACAACCTAGCAGCACAATGTGCTATAAGAAATAAACTACCTGTTGGTGAGTATGCAAATGAGTATTATGATTTGCAGAAATCAGCAGGTTTTCATTTTAATGCTAGTAAGTTTGCTATATGGTTAAGAGATAACTATTGCTTACCTAAAGGTGTTAAGCATGTAATTAAAGATATAAAGAAGAAACCGAAGGCAGACTTAGTATTTGATTGCACAGGGTTTGCATCTAAATTTAATAAGTCTAAGTGGATATCATTTGAAGATTGGTTACCAAATAATAGTGCATGGGTAACACGTGTGCATTATGATGATAAGGATACACAAATCAAACCATGTACTGATTGCACAGCATTAAGTAGTGGGTGGGTATGGAATGTACCAACCTATGAGACTATAGGTACAGGATATGTATTTTGTGATAAATTCATTTCGCCAGAGAATGCCCGAAAAGAGTTTAGGAAACATCTAGCAAAGAATGTGCAGAGTGATGCTGCATTATATACTGATAAGATGTTCCGTCTTATTAAATTTAAAACTGGTAGAAGAGAGGAGATATGGAAAGGCAATGTAGTTTCTATTGGACTATCAGCAGGATTTATAGAACCATTAGAATCTAATGGATTATTATCTGTGCATAACTTCTTACTTAATTTCATTAGATGTTATAGGGGTAAGGTAGTAACTCAATTCACTAGAGATACATTTAATAACCATTGTAATCATACATTTGATTCGTTTGCATCATTTGTTGCTATGCATTATGCTCTTACTCAACGTAATGATTCACCATATTGGAAGCATATTCAAAATATTAAATATCCATATGATTCTGCTGTACAGGCAGCACAGATACTACATATGGAAAGCAGTTCCAATTTCCATAAAAAATTATCCTATGAAAATTTTAGTAACGAGGGATTATTCTATGTTATTGCAGGTCACAACTGGAATCCATTTACATCACCAATTGAACATGAGATGAGATTGTTTAGTGATATGCCAGATATTCCAGAGGATATCCAATGGAATGAAGAGGAATTTGATAAGATGCCATTACCTATGGATTATTATAAGGAGAAAATATATGCAAGTTGAATCTATTTGTATTGTAGGAGGTGGATCCTCAGGATGGATGACAGCAGCATTGTTATCTAAAGAGCATCCAGAAATAGAAATAGCACTGATAGAGGATCCAAATATACCTACCATAGGTGTGGGTGAATCTACACTAGGACATTTCAATAGGTTTCTTATTAGACTAGGACTAGAAGATAAAGATTGGATGCCATTTTGTGATGCAACATATAAATCATCTATTGGATTCAAGAATTTTAGAGAGGGTAAGGGTGAGAGGTTCCAATATCCATTTGGTAGATTTGAGTGGGATCCAGACCAGATGGATGCTATATCTAATTTCTTTGAGTTGCAGAATGAAATAGGTAAGGATGTATATCCACCAGAAGAGTTTGCAAGATATGCTAATAAGGTTACATACTTAGCAGAATATAATAAGATGGTGGAAGAGATACCTGACTCTAATTTTAGATTTAAGGTACATACAGCATATCATTTAGATGCTAATAAGTTTGGTGAGTTTCTAAAGAATAAAGCATCATCTGTACATCATATACTTGCTAAGGTAGAGAATGTAATTAAGACACCTGATGGTAGTATTCATAGTATTATTACTGATGAGGGTAATACTATTAGTGCTGACCTATTTGTAGATTGCACAGGATTTAAATCATTATTATTAGAACAACACATGGGTGTTAAGTTTAACTCATGTAAGGATATGTTGTTTAATGATAGAGCATTGGCAACACATATTGACTATGATGATAAAGAGACACAGATGGTACCTTATACCGATTGTGTTGCATTATCTAACGGATGGGTGTATAATATACCATTATGGAGCAATATCGGAACTGGATATGTATATTCCAGTGACTATATTAGTGACGAGGATGCAGAGGAAGAGTTTAGAAATTATCTACCAGAATCTGCTAAAGATTGCTCATTAATGCCCATCAAAATTAAACATGGTGTGCATGAGGTGGGATGGATTAAGAATGTTGTTGGTATTGGATTAGCATATGGATTCTTAGAACCATTAGAATCTACTGGTCTGATGACTACACATGAGAATGCTATATTCTTATCTGATTTGTTATCACAGCGTAACGGTATCATCACGGAGCATTCAAGGAGTGTATATAATTTCTCAGCACAAAAGACATACGAGAGCATGAAGATATTCATATCTATGCATTATAGTTTGTCAGCAAGAGAGGATAATGATTATTGGTCTGATTGTACAAATACTATTGAATACCCAGGTGTGAAGGGTACCATGTTACATGGTAATTTTGCTAGTATGGATGCATTAACAGATTATTATGCATTATTAGATGGATTAAATAATAGATTCTATTCACAGAAGAGATTGGATGGTCTGATTTATATTGGAGCAGGTCAAGATATATCTCCTATTAGTAAAGCAATGTATGATGAGAAAAATTCAGTCACACCTGAGAAGAAAGAATATATAAGAGACATACACAAAGAATATCAAATTCATAAAAAAGAAACTATTGAGTGGTTCAAAAAGCAACCATCTCATTACCAATATTTGAAGGATAATATCCATGTTTAATTTATTTAAAAAGAAAGAGGAACCATTTAAGAGGTGGGTAAGATTCTATTCTATACATCCAGGTGTATCAGAAATAAATCCATGGATATCTGCATCTAAACTTAAAAGGAAATGGAGAAAGGATGCACATATTAGACAGGCAAAGTATGAAGAGTCTAGGTGTCCTGCAAAGAAATGGTTTAAGATGTTTGGCACATATAATGACTATAGAATGAAGGGTGGTGCAGAGAGAGAAATTGATCCAGATAGTATCTCTGGATTATTCTCACATGCAGTAACATGTCCTGCTATTGCACAGGTAATGGATACTGGATGGGTGATGGTAGCACCTGCTGATATACTATTGAAATTTGATAAGGGTAACCCAAGTTTCGGATGGTTATCACAAATGAATTTCAATACAAGTGATGACTATGTTAAATCACATGTAGCGGAACAAACAGAGGGTATGAGAGATTTATTAGCACCATGGAAGGGTGAGACTCTACCAAGTGTTATTAAATTAGAAATGCCTTGGAGGGTTATGGCACACCCTGATGTATTATTCATGCAAATGCCTATACCATATTATGATGAACCAAGGTTCACCGTACCAACTGGTATAGTGGATCCTGCATTCAGTTATGAAATCAATCTACAATTATTCTGGCATCAATTACCTAGGGGTGAGGAAGACAGTGAAGTAGTATTGGTTAAGGCAGGTACTCCATTAGTACAATGGGTACCACTTGATAGAAAAACATTCGATATGAAAAATTGGAATGTAATACAAGAGGATGCTAATGAAGAGGATATTGCAAATAATGCTATTATGGACTATAATAGGTTCCAGCATTTTGCAGAAACTACTACTCTCAAAGAGAGGATAGAATTAAATAGAAACGTAGTCAGTCTAAATAAAAACAAAGAGAGGTTTAACTAATGGCAGAAGAACAAGATGTGATGGAGGTTAATCTTGCCGAGAGAGCAGGAGTACAGACCGAAGAGCAGAAATTAGAAAGTACAGGTGTTATCGAAGGTCTTATAACATTTGACCAGTTGGTAATGAACTTCTTACAACAGCATCATAATGCTCTGGAAGAGTATAAGAAACTCCAACAGGCACTAGATAATATGCATTATACAAGTACTATCACTAAGATATCACTTGAAGAATTGCAGACTAAAAAAGATACTCTTAATAAATTATCTGGAGCAGTTGAAGCACTAGCATTATATAAGAAGCATGTAGATCCTAATTGCACTGATAGAGATTTCGTATTCTCAAATGACTCAGTAGAACCTGAGATAAAAGAGGACGATATTAAGGATGAAGGTTGATTTATTATTTCCTACACCATTATGGACATTTGATGATTGTGGTATAGATTTAAACAATCTTGCCCAATTTTGCCAACAGGTGAAGGATGAAGATGAAAGAGGAAGAACAGCATCAAATGATGGTGGATGGCAATCTTGGGACTTCGTACCACAGGTTATGGAGCAGAAGCATATGCCATTACATGATGTCTATGAGTATCTAACAACTATCGCATATTCTGCATGTGATGATTGGGGATATCAAAAGTATAGACTCAAGATGACTAACCTCTGGATTAATATAAATCAGAAAGGAAATTTCAATCATTTACATACACATCCTGGTTGTCAATTATCAGGTGTATTCTATGTTAAAGTACCACCATGTTGTAGTGGTGAATTAAAGTTTGTTAGAGATATGAAAGACCAATGCTTAAAAGAAGCATGGGGATGCTCAGAGAACTTTGACCATTATGAGAGAGAATATAATAATATAGAGAGATATGTAACACCAGAGGAGAATAAAGCATTATTGTTCCCTGCTTGGTTAATGCACTCAGTTGATAGAAGTGCTAGTGATGATGATAGAATATCATTATCATTTAATTTTAATGTATACTCTGAACATTATGTGAAAAATGGAATCTATCCAAGTCAAGAACCTACTAGGCAAACATTACCACTCTCGCTTATGTAAATTAGTATCGGGGATGAATGGATTCCCATGGTATTTTTTAAGTGATGATGTCAGTTATAGTACTCAAGGGTACGAGTTTGGTGATGTACGATTATTGGAGATACCTGATAAGGAACAGACAGTAGGATTCACACATGTATTGTTAGACCAGAATAATGTTGAGTCACCATGGTTACCACAGTTTCAACCATTACTTGATAGTGTAGAAGATCAATTTGATTATCAAATTGATTGGTTACGTGTTAGATTATCTCTACTATTAAATAATGGTAAGACAGGACATAATGCACCACACACAGATAGTGAAAAGGATCATTATGCAGCATTATATTATTTTCACGAGAGTAACGCACCAACAGTTTTCTTTAATGAGATGGATGAAGAGAGTCGTGGTACAATAGATGAGAGATGGATGTTTGCAATGACAAATAAGAAATGGACAGTAGCAGACAGAGTATATCCTGAACCAAATATGTTGCATATATTTAATGGACACCAGTTCCATGCATCATCCACACCTACTGGTAAGGAGAAATATAGAATAACATTAAATCTTAATTGGACTACACCTCGTGACCTCTTTAACCCTGATAGAAACCCTTAAAACTAAAGATTGGGAATATGATGACACACCACATTTATTCAAGAGTGGGGTGGATCCACATGGTTTGGTAACGTGGAAGGATATAGAATACTGTTTAAATAATCCTAATCAGTTTAACATCAAGTTTATTAATAAACATATTAATCAGTTTATTGAGTATCCTAAGTTTAAGAGAGCATGGGATGCACATGACCAACCAGAGGTCAGAGAACTGATGAATATATTTGCTGATGGTCACACATGTATAATAGAGAAGTTTGAGTATATACATCACAGCAAGCAGTACATATTAAAACAGATAGAAGATATATTTAATGTGCAAGCATCAATGCATATATTTTGTGGTCTAGGTGATACTAGATCATTTAATATACATGAGGATTATGCTAATAATTTAATCATACAAGTAGAAGGAGAGACACACTGGGAAGTATATGAGAACCGTGCATCACATTTAATACCACAGTTAGATTATACTTCTGTTGCTGATAATTTAGGACAGGGTGTTGACCCATCTAAACTGACAATAGCAATTGATCATGTGATGCAACCAGGAGATATATTATACATACCTGCAAGGACATATCATCGTGCGTTCCCTAAAGCAAAGAGATTATCTCTCAGCATACCATTACAACATTTGTGCAGTGCACAACCAGTAGATAGAAATTATTATGATCTCCCCTGTTAATGTTCATCCTTATTTGTATAAGGGTAATTATGATTTTAAATTTGATACCATTAAGGATAGGGTTGATGAGTATGTAAATTATGCTAGGGAGAATCCAATGGATGAAACTCCTGAGATGGATGGTGGTGTGACTACTGTTGTGCAATGTTTTAATGACCCACCACATAACTGGGATATATTCCAGGACTTCAATGAATATGTGTTCAAGTGTGTTGATGACTTATGGAATCTATGGAAGTATCACCCTATGCCTAGAGACTTGATGCAATCATGGATAAATGTACATCCTAAGGGTGCATGGACTAAAGAGCATCATCATCAACATGTAGCAGTGGCAGTAGCAGCATACTTGCATGTACCAGAGAATAGTGGTAGACTATTGATCAAAGACCCACTGGGAGTTTATAAGTATAATGAACCCCTAATATATGGATACCACGATAAAGGTTTCGATTGGGAAGCAGTTGATGTAGAATCAGGAGATATATTATTCTTTCCTGGTTGGTTGACACATAAAACTGAGGTAAATAGTAGTGAGCATGACAGATATGTCATGTCAATGAACATTAGAGCATTACATCATCAGGCATGAGTAAATTAATATCAGTATATGATACTAAATTAATATCAGATAAGTTATTATATGAGATAACATATCTACCGTACAAGATGATCAGGACTGATACACCACCATGTGAGAATCAACCTGATGTAGACATGCGTCATAGTTATTGGACACATCAATTATATAATTTTTGTCCAGTAAATGATCCAGAGTACTATGAGAATGCAGGACTAGAAGCAAGTAACAATCCTATCTACCTAGATGTGTTAGGATATTTGGAAGCAAAATGCCCAGATTTGCCCCCTCGTGCTCATCTTTATAGTGCATATATTAATGTCTTAAAGTATGGTAACTCACCTGCTGTACATGTTGATGCACCTTATCATGTGGATAGTAATAAAACTGTATTAGTTTATTTAAATCCAGAGTGGAATTGGAATTGGGGTGGTGAGACTATGTTCTTTGATCATAATCTTGAAGCAAAGAGAATAGTATCATTTAAACCAGGTAGAGTAGTATTATTTGATGGTAGACTACCACATTTAGGTTGTGCACCGTCAGCACATTATCTTTATAACAGATACATTATGGCATTCAAATTTATGGATCCAGATGTAAGACAGAAGTTATTTGATAAATATGACATGGAGAATCATCCACCAGTATTTGATATGGGTGTGATGGGATTTAGTCCTAAGGTAACAAAACAATTATGGGAGAACAATGACGCAGGAATCTGACCCTAGATGTTTCAGACAATTATTAATTCCATCTGAAATGAAAACATTAAGGAAGGCACTTTTCATTTATCAGGGTCAATTATATAAGAAATATGGCAAATTAACTAAAGAACAACGTAGTGAAATTGAGTCCATATATGATAAATTACATCTAAGATGAATCAACCAGAAATAATACCTGCATTTAGTCAACCAATATATGTTAACACCGTAGAATTGGATGACTATTTAATATCTGAGGTAGTTAATTCACCAACAAATGATGATAGTTTTCATCACGATCCTACCTATAGAAATAATGGTAGTATGTCAGTTGATAGACAATGGTTACAATCTCATCCAGAGATTAGAAATATTGTTGAAGAGCATTTAGATAATTATGTATTTAATGAGTTAGGAATTGGAAGACAAAGACATCAATTAATCCATACATGTAGTTGGGTTAATATGCATGAGAATGGTGATGTTGCACAAGGTCACACACATACAAATAGTATGTTTAGTGGTGTTATGTATTTTAAAATACCAGAGAATAGTGGTGAGTTAAGATTTCATTGTCCTGCAATTATTCCTACATATGTAACACAAACAGTATTACCTGACATAGTTAGATCTAATGTATATAATATGAGAGAGATTAATATTATGCCTGAGGTAGGTATGATAATAATATTTCCATCACACTTAGCACATAGTGTTAGTGTTAATGAAAGCAATGAGCAGAGATATTCAATGGCATTTAATTATTTTATGAAAGGTCAATTTGGATACGATGACAACTCATTAACAATATGACAATTCCACTATTATTAGCAGAGGCAATTCCTTTGGAAATTAGAAACATTCTTAAGTCCCTAAAGAAGGGCATGAAGGTTAAGTTGAAAGATGGTGAAGAAGGGACAATTAATTTTATATCTGACCAATATATAACTGTTAGTTGTAATAGACATGATGACCCTAATAGTATGCATGGGTATAAAGAGACAAATGTATTAGTATATCCCCAAGATTGGGATGATATCTATATTGAGGATGAGCATTTTTATAACCATAAGAATTATAAAGGTTATATCAGAGAACATCCTGGAAATGAAGATTTGCCAACTGATATTACAGGTATGGACAAATAAAAAATATATGATATAATATAATATATTTGAATTAAAGAATGAGAAAGTGGTGGAGAGTCTGGAAGTATAGTTTAGGGAGTTTTAGCGATGAAACAACGAAGAGGTATGATAATATTGTACTCATTATTCGATCTCTTATCTTTCTTACTTATCTCGTCACTAATTGTTTTATTGTTAGTGGTGTAATTAGACATTGGAATGATTGACACAGTATTATATGGTGATTGTAGATATACATTACCAACAATAAATCATAAGTGTAGGATGTGTGTTACATCCCCACCTTATTATGGATTGCGAAATTATAAAGGTGCAGATAATCAAATAGGTTTAGAGCAATCACCTGAGGATTATGTTGATGAGTTAGTTAAAGTATTTCGATTAGTGAGAGATATATTAACTGAGGATGGGACATTATGGGTTAATATAGGTGATAGTTATTATAACTATCGAGGTGGTAAAGGTCAGGCATTACCTAATCAATCATTTGGTGGTGACCAAGATCTACCACAAATAAATCCTAGACGTGGTAATAAATTACAAGGATATAAAGAGAAAGATTTAATTGGCATACCTTGGATGTTAGCATTCGCATTACGTCAGGATGGATGGTATCTAAGACAGGATATAATATGGAATAAACCTAACCCTATGCCTGAGAGTGTAAGAGATAGATGCACTAAATCACATGAGTATATCTTTTTATTATCAAAGAATCAGAATTATTATTTTGATGTGGATAGTATTAAAGTGCCAACTGTTGATGGTAAACAATTAAAGAGAAAGAAAACAGTATGGGATGTGAAGGTTAAACCTAATAGAGCAACTGGACATCACGCAGCATATCCTGAGGAATTAATAACACCTTGTATATTGGCAGGTAGTGAAGAGAATGATATTATACTTGACCCATTTATGGGTAGTGGTACTACAGGGACAGTTGCCAAGGGATTTGGACGTAGATACATCGGATGTGATTTACAAGAGTATTAAGGAATGTTACAAATAAAAGACGTGGCGTAAATATATGTTATATTAAGTATGTCAAACAAATACTATTCATAAAATGACAAAGACTTTTAAAACAGATTTAATATCCGACCTTGAGACAGTAACATTATGTGCTATCAAGGATTTAAATGAGTATATCACCGACTTTAGGATATATGGACGTAGTTTACAAGACTACAAGAATACAATGAATACAGCAGACTTCACAAAGTTTTTCCAATATATTGTGAATGATGCCATTGAAGATACAATCAAGAATCTAGGTATTGATGCTAGACGTGAAGAGGTATCAGGATATGATTATGTCTTTGGTGATACACCAGTTGAATTTAAATTAATGGGTGGAGACAGTAAGGCATCATTTGCTACTGGTAATAAGACATCACACTTTGGTGGTGCAAAGACTAACATAGTATGGACAATTAAATATACATTTAATGATAATCAAATTGATTCATTTGGTATGGTTGTTATCGATACTAACTTAACAGAGTCAAATGTATGGAAGTCATCATCAGGACGTAAGGATAGTTTCTCAACACTTGAATTATTAGTGGGTGAAGAGAATTGTATATTATCTCAAATAGGTATAGTAAGACCTGCAACAAAGAAATTACATTTCTTACCATTACCTACTCAACAAATATTACCTGTTGATAATGAAGTTAAAAGTTTAAACTTCTCAGGATTTGAGAAGATGAGAGATTTATAAATCTCTTGACAATATCCGAGGATGCCAGTATAATAGGGTATCCTCTATTAATGTTGAATGCTAGAAGTTAATAAAACATACCATATTAATTGCATTGCAGGGATGGAGAAACTTGATGATAAATCAGTTGATTTAGTCGTCACGTCACCACCCTATGATGATTTAAGGACATACAACGACTCTAGTAGTTGGAGTATGGAAGTATTCTATGCAGTTGCTTGTCAACTGGAGAGAGTATTAAAAGATGGTGGTGTTATAATGTGGAATGTGAATGATGCTACAGTAAATGGTAGTGAGACAGGCACAAGTTTTAGACAGGCATTACATTTTAAAGATGTATGTGGTTTAAGACTACATGATACTATGATATATGAGAAAACAGGCATTGCTTTTGCATCAGGCAGTAAGAGTGTTAGGTATTCTCAAGCATTTGAATATTGCTTTATACTATCTAAGGGTAAACCTAAGACAGTTAATATTATCATGGATAAACCTAATAAGTGGGCAGGATCCACATCATGGGGTAAAGCAAGAAGTAGAAAGAAAACAGGTGAATTAGATATTAGAGAGAATAAGACAAATCCGATTAAAGAATATGGTGCTAGGAATAATATTTGGAGGATTAAGAATTGTGGAGGATTTGGACAATCAAATAAAGAGAGTTACAAACATCCTGCAACAATGCCAGAGGAGTTAGCATTAGGTCATATTCAAACATGGACAAATGAAGGTGATTTAGTATTGGATCCTTTCATGGGTAGTGGCACAACAGCACAAGTATCCTTAGAAAATAAGAGAAACTTCATTGGATTTGAAATTGATGATACATACTATAAAATGTGTCTAGATAGAATGAAACCATTGCAAGATAATTTATTAACAAGATTAAATGACATTGCGTAGTAAAGTTTGGGTATCACCCAAATCTGATAATGCTAAAGAAAAATACTTAAAATATTTAAATAGTAAGAATATTGTAAGATTAGAGCATAAAAGAAAAGACAGATGGTTCTTTTCATCTATTGATAACCCCGATTATATGTTTTGGGTAGATTATCCAAATGATAATAATTGGGACTATAAGGAGTTAAACAATGACACCAATTAATGTAACAGAAACAGAGCATCCCGCAGCGATGCATCAACAAGATGTAAATTCATGCATCGCTCATTTAAGAGATGCAGTAGTTGACTATGTAGAGAGCGAAGTTGTAACTCCTGGAGAATTTGTAAATTGTGTTAAATCAGCACTAGGTGATAGCATAACATATCATCAACAACGATTAGATTTGTTGAAAGATGTTGAGCATCTATTGAATCAAACATCTAATAAGGAGTTATTAAATGAAGGGCAATGAAGGAGACGAGGCAGCGAAGGCACTTGAAAAACTAATTAATTTAACTAAGAAATACTCAGAAACTGAATTGGATGAGGATGGATTAAGAGAATCAATTAGTGAAAGAATAAATGCAACAAATGAGTTGAAAGATATTCTTACTAAGGCAAAGAATGCACGAGAAAGTTCTTATAAACAATGGCGAGCAAGTGATTAATGTATGACGTTAAAGTTATAGATGATTATTTCCCAGAGTGGTTAGTTAATATTGTAAGTAGGGATACTGAGCAAATGCCAGTAACCTATACTAACTCACCATATAATACATTTGATAGAGCAAGATTCTTTGGATGTATGATGATAGAGCAAGATAAACCAAAAGATCATCCACCTTATTGGTTTAATGAATATTTTAATAGATGTATCTATAATGATATATTGAAAGAATATGAAATAACTAATTGCTACCGTATATTATTAAATGGACAATTACCTGATATGAATGGATGCAATCATAATGATGCAGACTCTCAGGATTATATGACAGCAATTTATATGGCACATGGCACAAGTGGTGATACTGTTATAGTTGATAACCACGATTGTGATTATAAGAGAGTGCCATTTAAGGAAGGAAGGATAGTTATATTCAATAGTAGTATATGGCACAGAGGTGAAGCACCTAAGGAAGGATACAGAGTAACACTAGGAGCAGTATATCCACTATTCAAACCAACATTATGATACCAACACCAATATTTGAATTAATTGTTTTAGTTATAGGCATTATATGGATAAATGTGTTATTATCACATTTAGGAGTATATGGTGATGATGAAGAATGAATCTCAATCTCGACCTAAACCAATTAAAATATTTAAGGGGAGTATTATCCATTGCTAGGATGTATAAACCATATGAGGATAGAGGGGACGCTAATTTATGTCCTAAGGGGACACTATGGAATGATTTTCAAGAGGATTTGTTTATACAAGTAGAAGCAGCGATACAAAGACAGTATCCAAAGTGTCCACCTTGGTCACCATACGGTCAGTTTTCGACTATAATAGAAGAGTCAAGGAAATTAAACGAGCAAATGACTTCAAAAGCACTCACAAAAGCAGATTTCGACCTAATCAACCTTGTTTTTTCAAGTGCAGCAGCACTTGATGTAGATGTGAAACTTGTTGATGATGGTGATACCACACACGACCACTTTTCAGATGTGTGGAATAAAGTTATCGATGGAGGTAACTAATATGTCATCATTACATCACGAGTCACTACTTGAAACATGCTACGAGGAAGCATGGGTAGATTTCGCAAAAACAAATAACCTAACATTTGACCAACTGGATGCACTAGACCAAAATAGTGAGTTAGGTTACCTGCCAGTAATAGCAGAGGATGCACAAAGAAGATTTGAGGAGTTGTGCAGATGAATAAATTTGAAATAACATTTGATGAGCAATATCAACTCATTAAATTATATGATTTACTTAGGGATAATGGTATGATAAATGACCTACCTAATGAAATCGAAACATTCTTTGAAAAACTACTGGACTAATTAAATGACACTAACCAAATCATTATTCACAACTGATGAGATACAGGATCTCAAAGAAGAGTTTGTAGAGTTTCAAATTAATGAAATGACTACTGAAGAGATGGCAGCATACATTCGTGATGCTGAATTAAAGAAAGTTAATCCATTAACTGAAGACCAACTCAGAAATGAAATTGATGAGTATGATGAGTATTTGTATGAAATACTTGCAAATTATGTTAAGGATGTAGATAATAGTTGGGAAATATTAAATGAGTTTATACACGATAGACAACAAAACATTTATTTTGAATAATGGAAGTAATCATCACACCAGAAAATGTCACAATGGCATTATCCCCAAAACAATGGGAATTAACTGATTATCAGTTATCATCACTTATTGAGTTTATCAATGAGAATAACCAATATAATGATGAAGAAGAGACTATCGATCATTGGGATGAGATAGCATACAAATTAATGCAACAATGGGACTATAGGTATGCAGATGAAAAGAGAAGATACATTCGAGAGTAATATGGAGAATTTTATAACAAGATATGCTAACCAAAAAGGTTACACCACTAGGGAATGCTACACACCTATCAAAGTGCAAGAAGTTCCTGAAGCATTCAAGCATAAATATGCTACATACGATGAATACATCGATGCACTAGCAGATTACATTAATGGTTATTAATTATGGCACTAAGTAAACAAGTAAAAGACAGTTTAGAAGCAGCATCCGAGGATTTGAGGAATGCGTTGGCATTTAGTGCCAGATGTGAGAAACCTTACATATCAAAACATATTGCAGATATGTTATCACAAATTGATAATATAATATATGTTGTCCCAATATTAGATAAAGTGGAGGAAATGCAGGATGGCATCATTGATGATAACTGATGGAGTTAGGGATAACGATGAATTAAAATATTATGAGGACATTTATATTACTGATGATAATATAACTGTTGAATCTAAACAATTACCTGCTTATACTATAGTAGATAATACATATTATACTGGTGAAACTACTGAAGGATACAGAGTAAATGCTAGGATTAAATGTCAACTAGGCAATCCCGAAGGGATGCAGAGACACATGACAGCAGGTGATAAGGTATTAAATCCTATGATATTTAATGGTAATATATTATGGACATATGAAAAGATAGGTATGTTTGATACAGTAGCAGAAAGTAAATCATTTATTGAATCATACATCAATGAGGATGCAACTAAACTAATCAATGAGAGACAGCATGATGTGTGACAGTTGATAAAGAGTCCAATACTATGCCCATTCTTGCCCACATGTGCTTATAATATGCGAGTATCAATCGCATTCTTGCTTAATGACAGTAACACGCACTAGAAGGACTAGGAAGGCATCTACAACTAAGAAATCCCCTGCTAGACCTAAAGTGACTAAAGTTACACCACCTGCAAGACCTGATACACTTCTCAAATTTGATGACTACAAGAAAGACATCAAATTAAGACTAGAAATCCATAACTATGAGATTTCAGCACTATGGGATGATGTTAAATGGTCTTATGATAAAATCTCTAAGTATGTCAAATCATCATATGATAGGGCATTCAACCAGTAGAGTAAGTGTCACAAGACCCCTACACAGGGGTCTTTTTTAATGTATAATAATAATATGAGATGAAAGTTATGCGGATGCACAATTAAGTGCTAGTCAACCGAGCAACATACAATCATCTCTTTCAATTTATTATTAAATCCCTTGATTTCACTTAGACCACATCAATTACGAGCATTAAATATAATGCAACGTGAAGATAAGGGACAAATAATAGTGCCAACTGGAGGTGGTAAAACATACATTATGATTAACGATTACATTGCTATGTTACAAGAATGCAATGAAATTGAAAGTGATAATGTAACAGTAGTTGTTGCACCTCGTATATTATTAGCACAGCAATTATGTGATGATTTCTATCATCAAGTCCCACAAGATTTAAACATATTTCATGCACATAGTGGAAGGACTTCGTTTCCAAGTTCTACTAAATCAAATGAAATTGCAGAGTTTGTTGATAACAATCATCAAACAATTATATTCACAACTTATCATTCATTGAAGAAAGTTGTAGAATCTGATATAACAATAGATTGCATATATTTTGATGAAAGTCACAATGGCACAGCAAGATCATTCTTTGAAAGTGTTAGTAACTGTAGTCAATATGCAGAGCGTTGTTATTACTTTACAGCAACACCTAGAATATCATATAAACATGATAGAGGGATGAATAATAAACATATCTGGGGAAATATCCTGGAATCCGTCCCTGCACCTGAGTTAATTGATGGTGGAAGTTTAATACCACCAACTATAATTCCATTTGAAGTTGATACTAACTATGCTAAACATAATGCACATGTCCATCATTCAATTACTATACAAAATGTTATCGACAGTATAGAATTAGAGGGCAGCAAAGTGTTAGTTAGTGTCCCATCATCTAAGGTATTAATTAACATGTTATCACGCACATATTTGATAAAAGAGTTAAGAAATAAAGGATACGATTTATTACACATAACAAGTAAATTTGGTGCTTATGTCAACAACAAAAAAGTTAATCGCTCTCAATTCTTTGAGACTCTCAAGCAATGGGGTGAAGAGAAAGAAAGAAAGTTTATCATCTTTCATTACAGCATCCTATCGGAAGGCATCAACGTTAGTGGACTCACTCATACAGTATTCTTGCGAAATCTTAACATCGTTGAGATGGCACAAAGCATCGGACGTGTTATTAGGATGGATAAACAAGATACCAAAGATATTGCAGAAGGCACTATTGATAGTGGGGATATTTGTAATTATCGCAAATCCACTGGTTATTGTATTATTCCTACTCACAAGAGTTATGGCACTAAAACTCTCAAAAGAATGCAAAGAATAACGGATGACATTTTTAGAGATGGTGTGCATACCACAGCATATTGTTAAAATGTGTAAACCGCAACCAGTACGTGTGCCACCGCACAAAGTGTCCACTAAATGCGGACAAGGTGCGGAAATCGGTTATAATAAGAATATGGGAAACGAAATCCCATCCCTGAGACTCTTAATTATCCACTTGGTAAACAGGTTAGCATAGAGTCAGACATCTGGGATTTTGTTTCTCTCACCTTTGTAAATCTTTACTTCTCTCTTAACATGCGTAAAATTGAATCAGAAATGAATGCAGCAGTAACAAATCGTTACAACTTCAGCAAGTCAAATACAACTGTAAACATCAATGACAGAATCGCTGAAGTCAGACTTCATGGAAATTTAATCGCTAGAGTTGGTGACAATTTCGTCCAAATCTTCGATGGTGGTTGGCAATCAGTTACAACCAAATCTAGATTAAATGCACTATTACAGGCAGTAACACCTAACGGTGGTGTATTTCAAAGAGATTGGACTTGGTATTACAACTCAAGCAAAGTTGGCACAGTCCCATTTTTCTCAGGTATGGAAGCAGCATAAACCCTGCTCTCACCTGAGTTTTTACTGGCATTTAATATAATGTAAGTCCAGTATTTTGTCCCTTTGCTTATTACAAAATGTCAAACAACGTTGCATTTAACTTTCTTGTTGAATCTCTATCTAGAGCAGAAACAGGTAACGAATTAATCGCACTAATTGACACATACCTTGCAAATCAAGGTTAATTAAATAATAATGAGGGGTGCAATTCCCCTCTCATTCTTAACAATCTCTCATGTTAAATCATCTTTCAGACTTATTAGAATCATGGTGTAATAGTCAGCAATTAGAGTTTATTAGTGCTGACGATTTACTGTATGGTTACTATCAACAACTCACCATAGATCAACGTGCTTGGTTAAACAATTACATTGAAATATGGGATAAAACACAACAATTTGAGGTGGGTTAATCATGTATAAAAGTGAAACATTAGGACGTATCTTTTGGTGTGAAGATGATACTTATGACTTCAAATCATGTCCTATGAAGTTAGATGGCACAGGCGATTTTGACTATTGGGATTATGTATCAGAGTGGACAGAATGGCATGAAGTTGATATGAATTTACTCTTTGATATTCACAAAGCATGTATATTTAATAAGAGAGAATATGCAGGTAGTATAACATTTAATGGGGTATAATTAATGCACTATTCAACACCATACGACATAGGATTAGGCGATTTAGTGTTATTTAAGGGCATTATTTACTATGTCTTAATTAACTACATTAAAGGTGAAACTGACGCTAAAGGTTATACACCAAACAGCAACAGAACCATCTTAATTAATGATACTTTCGGCACAAGGATTATGTGTCATAATTATAAAGAATTGGAGGTAATTGATGAAGAATAAAAGTATTACATCACAACTAAGTGATGAAGCAATTTATCAAATACTAGAGATAATTGCAAGTGAAATTGATAATATAGATGATAAAGAGTTATTCATTAGTATGGAGGATTAACAATGCAAAGTGATGAGTTTGAAATCAAATTACCTGTTTATTTTACATGTAACGAGTATAAATTCGTAAGGGAATGTATTCAAAATGCACAGGATAATTGGACACAAGATAAATACAAAACTTGTGATATTGTCCTTAATAAGTTATATGAATTAAGTGAAACTTGCATACAAGATAGAATCAATTAACATTAAATCATTCAATCGCATTATTATCAATGACAAAACTAAATCCACGTCCAGTTTACAACAATCCACAGAAACCAGTTGTTAACAACAATGTCAACAAATTCCCCAGATTAACTAATCAAGAATGGGATGATATTATAGGATTAATTGATGATAAACTAGAAAGGCAATATTATGAATGTTATCAAACAATAAAGGACAAACTAGAAGCATATAGGCAAGAAGATGTAATTGTCAACAGGTTATGTGACACTAATATTAGTGACTACGATAAGATACCAAATCGCTATTAATACATTATAATATTAGTATAGACAACAAACAAACCTTATGAATCCAGTATTAAAGCAATTCATTGATTACATTTTTTCATTCTACGGATGTCCTGATGATGTCCTTTACCCACTTGTTAAGGATAACAGGATGGTAACCAAACATGAAATTTATCAAGCAATCAAAGTTTATATTGCTAAACTGGAAACCGCATCCGCAGGATCTTTCTACACTTGGGGCGGTGGTGATTCTCTAGACAGAGAAAGAGTAAGGGATATTTTAATCTCAGATTTCAACTTCACACTTCAGTAAACCTAATTCATTCTAAAATTATGCCAAATGCTTCAAACAAACTACAGACAGACCTTTATAACATCGCATCTAATCACGAAGGAATTTTAGATATGATAGTTTACGGATTTGTTAATGATATGTCACCATCTCAAGTAAGACAATATCAAGACATGCTAGACACCAATTTTCCTAATCAAGTATCCTAAAATGTTACAACTTCCTACTTCTTACCTAAAATCAGACACATTACTCAAAATCTATCAAACAGTAACACGCAAACCACAAAGTGTTTACAATCCCCCTAGAAGTAGAAAGATTTCAATACTTAATGATTAAACACTAAGTATTAACAAATCACTCACAGATCGCCAAATTTTTTATTAATCAAATGACCAAACTTTCCACTCTAATTGATAACATAAACAACACACAAGTTGTAGAGCAAAATGTATATAAACTTGCAAAATGTGTAGATGCTAGTTATAAACAATCATATGATTATAGAGTCATTAATTGTGAAGTTAAAAAAGGTAAAAAGTATTGGAAACTAATATTTGACAACAGCGTTCATGCATTTGTAGATGTAAACAATGGTGACGTATTTAAACCTGCTAGTTGGAATAAACCTGCTAAACATGTGAGGTATAACTTATTAACTAATCCAGAGATTTGCTTCACTAAATGTGATTGGGCAGGAGGATATTTGTATATAAGATGATAACAATCTCACCACACATGCAAGGGAGTTTTCCACAATTAGCGGACATACTTGTGGAAAATAGTGTATATTTTAAATGGTTAATTAAACATAGGTATGTGTTATTTAACGATGATAATATTGACTCTAGTTAGTGTTATCTAAGAGCGTAACATAGCGAGATTTTTTTGTCAACAACTATGGAGAAATATGTCAATCTTCGCTAACACCTTGACATGACACATTTTTTGCTATATAATAACAATGTAAGCACAATTACAATGGGAAGATCTTACAAACGTAATGACCCTTATTCATCACATAAGGCGAAAAGTTTGAGAGAAAAGAGAAAACAATCCAACACTAAGTTCAAAGGAGTTACTAACAACAATCCGCACAATAATGTGGAAAAGTATTACAAACCCCGCCCCTAATTGCCCCCCTATACTATGCCCCGCATTGCCCTTTTTTGCTATGTCTAAAATAACAACTATTCAGACAATTCCACCAGTAAATGTTAAATTGTGGTCACACGGTTCTAAACACTTTTGGGCATACGATTACCCAGGAAATAGTAAGAACGGACCATTTAAATCTGAGAAATTAGCATTACTTGACGCAACCCAATTCTCTAGTGATTCATGACAACAATTCCACACAAATTGCAGTTATTACTTAACACATACGATGAGGGATTATTACCCCCTGATTTACAAATAGAGATGGCACAGTTCTTAATAGATTGTGACCTACATAATGAGTTATTACAGTATCAACAACTATGCGACTATTACATCGCTGAGGGTATATGTTATGACGTGCAATTAGCATGACTAATTAACACATAGTATGCACACAGTTATTAACAATTAAGACAGTTAATTTCTGTGTGTATGTGTATATTAAAAAATCGATAAATGCTAACCTACAAAAGTATACCATCGATATCAAAAAATTTTCCCAGTAAAAAATTTCTCCAGTATGGTTTTAAACCCTAGACAAGAAAAGAAAATCGCCCTGCAAGAAACCTATAAGGATTTGGTAGGTCTCCCATGGCCTGCTCGTAGGTATCCAGGGTGTTACGATATTATACAGAAATACGCTAAGGCACAATTAGACCTCGACCTACCTAACTTCTCAGGGGTCTACCAGTCATTCGCAGATGACGCTGTAGCACAGGCAAATGGTCTATGGATAGAGAAACCTACATGGGGTGAGGAATTAGACTTTACAAACCTACAGAAGGATGACCTATTATTGTTTAGGTTATATACACAGGAAGGTAGGATTGTTACTCCAGAGAATGAGCGTATACCTAATCATGGTGCTGCTTACCTAGGTGATGGTTATATGCTACATCAACCATATAAGGAGTTAAGTCAGATAGTAGACATGAAAAGTAGTGGATGTAAGATATATCAGACATCTTGTGTAGGTGTAGTTAGGAATAACACTACATAGCAATAGACAACTGAATAATAAGTTAATGAGCAAAAGGTTTACTTTACAGATAGAGGAGACCTACGACGGTGATTGTTATGTTAACATACCACAGGATTTAATGGATGAATGTGGATGGAAAGCAGGAGATGTGCTAGAATATGAAGAAGAGACCGATGGGTCTGTTATCTTGATTAAAAGTGAAGAATGAGATATAATCAAATAATGCTAACTATACTGGTTGTATGTAATATCATCAACTTGGTAAAAAATTAGCGTTTGAAAAAAATAAAAAAATCGTCGTGGAAACTCCAAAGTTTAACAGTGATGAGGAATTCATCGCTTGGGCATTACAAAATATAAGTGAAGCAATAAAGAATCTATCCAGTAGAATAGAAGCTTTAGAGGGGGCAATAGGTAAAATGCCTCCCCCTGGTGCTGATATGATTAAGTATAAAGTCCCAGGTGATGACTCCTACTCTAATTTGAAAGAGTTATTTGATAATCTGTATAAGAGGATAAATACCTTAGAGAATAATAGTAAAACGTAGTGCCAGCTTATATTCAGGAAACAGGTCGAAGTTTTCCGAATCCTACTAAAGGCGGTGGTTTTAACCAAGTCTTTAAACGTCCTTCATCAGGTGAGTATACTACTCATGGAGATTACCCTGATGTAGGTAGCGGTATGGACTATAGTATCACCTTTGAGGGTGCTGGTCCAGGTACTATGCCTATGGGCAAAGATATTGTCCATTATATTGGTGATGATGACCCTACTAATGTTACCAGTGGTGGTGGGGAAAGAAGAGGAGTCTATAGATGGTATAGAGGGGTCAAAGATGACCACATGTATACACAAGACCCTCAACAAAAGAAATCAGACTTCGGTTGCGAGAATGAGTCTTGGAGGACAGCAGCAGGAGGATATAACTCAGAACCTAGGCAAGGGACACCTGTATTCTATGTAATGAGAGAGCAGGTACCTAATAGTGTGCCACTCAATACCTATTACAGTCACTGGCCTGACGATTCACAACTGACCGTAGGAGGTAATGTCCCTACTGGATTAAACGGAGTAGGTTGTGGAAGAAACAAATACTTTAATACTGGTAAGTTAGGATATGCCTTTACTTCAGAAGCAGATGCATTAGCATACTGTAGTGGTGGAGAGACTCCTGTCCCTCTATATGAGTATCTACATCCTGACCCAGACCATTTCTATACAATAGACCCTGCTAATGAAGTTAATCTTAGTGGTGGTCCTATAGCACCTAAACATGCCTATGGTGGAGAATACTCCTACCTAGGCATTTTGTGTTGGGTATTTGCTGAACCTCCTAGAGATGCACCTACCGATACTATAGTAGACGTAGGTAAAATAGGTCCAACAGGGCAAACTCTTAACAAGAGTGGTTGGTATGACTACACTGATGATGACCAATACTCCTATGGTGAGTCTGGATGGGGTTCTGGAGGGTGGTCTGAGTTCATGTATAGGCAAATGCGTGACTCAAACAGTAATGCAGTAGAGGGTCCACCTGCTGTTAACGGTTGGGGTAACCCAGATAACGTAGATATGCTATCTAATGATGCTCAATTTGAATGGGCTTATGGTTTATCTGGTGCTGTAAAGGGTGCTGTGCCTAGATTCCTCGGTTTTGAGGACATGTATGATGCTCAATTCGTCTTTTATTTGTTTGATACCTCCTTCCCATGGAATGGTCCTATCTTTTCTACACAGTATATCCTCTCAAATGCGAAATGTTGTCCAAATACTACTGACCCAGAGGGTTGTCCGCAGTGTGCACCAGTATGGACGTACCATTCTCACTTCTATGAGATACAATCAGACTCATGGGAGACTACAAAAACAGAGATTTCCATACATGATGAGAGTAGTACGGGTGTAAAAGAGTCATTCTGGACTATAGGAACTGATTCTACTACACTATTCTTCCGTTATGTTACCCGTACAGGTGACTTTAACCGTGGAGATAAGATAAATGGGTGGGATATTGACGCAGTTTACTACTTTGGTGATGAATTAAAGTGTGGAATAATGGAATTAACGTGGGATCAGGGTAGTGGTGCAACGAAAAATACCTTTTCTTATCAACAATCCTTCACTTCTACGGATAATGGGGAGATAGAAGTGCTTGCTGGCTACGGTGTACCCAATAAAGCAGCGTTTTGTGGCACATATGAGTTTCCAAAGAAGATATCTTACTGGAAAGTAGAGGTAGATCCACAGGCTTTGATACCTCATCGTAAGATGGATGAGGCAGAAATGCGAGCTGTAGTCGGAGATGATGGTACAATCGTCGCAATAGACATAGTTAATGGCGGTAGAGGGTATGTTTTAGAGGATACAATCATAGAATTAACGCATCCGAGGGAAATGGATAACTTCTCTGCTACGGATACAGCAGATTTTATGGAAAATAGTATTAATAGTGACACGGATTACGATAAAGCACTCGGTAATAGTCGCACAGAGAAAGGATTTAAGCGTAAAAACATGGAATCTGCTGTAAAAGCGTATGGAACGCATAGCGGAATCGTGGATTTGAGTAAAGATAAGAATAATGAGCTCTATAAACTGAAAAAAGCAGTCGTAGAAGTAGAGAAAATAGACGAAGCAGGTACAATTAAGCGTGTAAGAGTCGTAGATGGTGGTGCAGGATACAACCAAGCGAATGTTCCTACCGTAATGATAGTACAACCAGAGAAAATTAAGGTATCAGAGGACGCATCTCAGGATGAGATAGCTGCGACTGAGAAAGGAATGCAAGAAGCATGGAATCACGAGTTTACGGATGGAGATGTGCAACCAATTTCATCTACATTTGACAAAGAAACCATGGGAATCATCGGATCTTCCATGGGAGTCTCCCCACAGGGAGAAAATTCAGGATCATCTGTCTATGTTGAGGTACCAGACTCCTATGTAAGGGCAGCTAGTGACGGTGTAGACGACGATGTAACCAAATTATGCATGAATATACCCGCAGAATGTATTAATGTAGATGCTAAGGGTTATATTTCTGATGCTATGCCTGATGAAACCCAGTTTGAAATCATATCTGGAGCAGATCCAAACGGTATAGGACTATTTGAGAAGGAAGTGATGCCATATGCATATAGTGGCACTGCTCAAGTAGACCAATACTCAGAGAATGTCTCCCACTTATACGGTCCATTTGGTAAACAGAGGTGTATTGAGGTAAGACAACCTAAACTTTACAACATAACTCGTTGGTTTGATATGCCATGTGCATATTTGGATGCTAACGAGGCAGGTGAGCAGAAGGCATTTGGTTATCTACCCTTTAAATACTGTGGTTCTGAGCAGAAGGATGCAACCTTTAGAGTATCACTTAGTTGTGAGGGACGTATAACTGGTAGTCAAGGTGGTGCGTGTATGGATTTCATACAGAGTTTACCTACTCCGCATCTACAACAGAAGAGACCTACACCAACAAACAATAGATGTTGGAATTGTAGACGTGGTAATGTACCTGGTAGGTGTTACCGTGACCCTAGTGACCCTAATGACATTGTATTTGTGCCAGTAGGTTTGGATGAGAATACTTACGACTATAATAGGAGTAACTTTACAGAGCTAGAGCAGTTACAAATGTGGGCAGGGCAGAATATTACCAGTGCAGCCGCAGTGCAGACATGGTTAGGACACCCAACCGCACAAGACCCTGCTGGTACTCCGCACTCTGTTGATTATACTGAGCTTACTGTTGCGTCATGTAGCGGAGGAGTCCCGCCAAATGAGTGTTGGGATACCTATGTGCGTGGAGTAACTGCGTCAGACGGTCCATTAGTAGTGTATAGTGAGTACGATGCGAACGGAAATGGCGGTGGTGGTAGTACCTTCTGTCAGACAAGTCAATTATATGACTCTTGTGTTGCACTAGATAAGTGTATGGATGCGTCTATTGCCATCAACCCTAAGCGTATGACTGGTAGTGGCACTAATGCACGGATGTTAATGGGTCCGTATAATGGAACTATGACCGTGCGGAATTATCTTACTGGTGGTACTATTGCACTAGATAAGAGTATCAAGAATTATGGTAACCCATACTTTGATGAGTGTAGTGAGGAGAATGCGTGGACAGAAGGTACACAGGTTAACGAGGATTTATAATGGCATTTGGATTTTTAAAACCAGTTGCATCACTTAACGGACTACCTTGCAGTGGTCACGGACTTTGTTTGCCTTCTACTATACACTCTGTACAGAGTTGTGGTAGTCCTCCTATTCCTTATTCTATTGTGATTAAGGAATTTACATGTTGGTGGCCTCCGCACCCTACGGTTCCCTTCTTCCCTGTTACACCATTACGTGCTACAGTGTTAGTGAATCGTATTCCCATCATGTTATTGGGTGATACATTCATACCACACATTGCTGTGTGTACCAATATAATTGTGTACATATGTCCTTGTGGTAAGGCAATGTGTCCAACGCCCACTCCAATCCCTTGTAGCGTCCTTACAATCGAAGATGGTGGAGGAGTCGGTCATACTAGAATCTGTATGGCAACGACCTTTACTGTATTTGCATTGAAGCGACCTATAGGTAGGATTCTGGATCCGTTAGGAGTTGGATTCTCAGGGTTTAGTTACCCTTGTTCATCTGTGGTTGCATTTGGGCATGCAACTGTGTTAGCATCATAGTAGTTTATTTTAAATTATGGCATTATACTCGTCAACTGGTGGATATATTACTCCTCCTGCAAAGAAAACAAGACAAGGAAACTCGAAAAACACAAAATTGAGTGCTACTTCTCGTAATGGAGCAAGAAAAAAATATAGGGGTCAAGGAAAATAGTCGGGAAACCCTATAAATAAACATATTGGCACTAAATATAGGTAATATGCCATCGTATAGGTTCAGATCTGAAAAATATATCAGTAGAGGGTTTAAGGATTTAGCAGTCTCTTTTAAACCAAACCCTTCTACAGGAGATTTTGGTGTGGTCAAAAATGAAAACGCTATAAAACAGTCTGTCCGAAACATCATATTAACAATGTTTGGTGAAAGACCTTTTCAATATGAAATTGGGTCTAGGGTTAAAGCACTATTGTTTGAGCCTTGGGATCCATTTAGTGCTGATAGTATGAAAAGTGAAATTCGTAATGCTCTGGATAGATTAGAACCAAGAATCGAAGTTAACCAAATTAAGTTAAGGGATGATTCTGATATAAATTCCATCCAGGTTGGTATTGACTACACTATCGTGGGTCAAGAAGAAATACAAAACGTCGAATTTCTCTTAGAGAGAGCATAATGTCCGCTATTCCATCACAATTAACGTCGTTAGACTTCTTTGAAATCAAAGAATCTATCAGATCTTACCTTAGAACTCGTAAAGAATTCACAGACTACGACTTTGAAGGTAGTTCTGCGTCATATTTGATAGATATTCTTGCTTATAACACTTATTATACTGCCTTTAATGCTAATATGGCATTAAATGAGGCATTTTTGGAGACTGCTACTGTTAGAGATAACATTGTAAGGATAGCAAAGCAGTTAAATTACACTCCAAGGTCTATAAAAGCAGCTAGAGCATGCTTGAGATTGGTTGCACAGACAACAACATCTCTAAATGGCACTACATTCCCAGAATTTTGCACATTACATAAAGGTGATGTGTTTGTAGCAGAGAATGAGGCTGATACTTTTACCTTTGCATTGACAGAAGACATCAAAGTTGCGGTAGATTCATCTACTGGAAAGGCAACCTTCGATAATGTATTGGTATATCAGGGAAATCTGCTAACATACAACTATACAGTTGATTATACAGTCAAGCAGGACTATGTAATACCTGCTGAAAACGTTGATACCTCTCTTTTGAGAGTAGATGTATCTCCAAATGCTCAATCCTCTGAAACTGACACCTATAGTCAGGCAGCAAACATCACATCTACTGATGCTACCTCAAGGATTTACTATTTGGAAGAGGCAGATGACCTTAGATACCGTTTAGTCTTCGGTGATGGGGTTATTGGACGTAAATTAATCGATGGAGAATACCTTACCCTCACCTATGTGGTAACAAATGGTGTTGAGGCTAATGGATGTAAGAATTTTGACTATATTGGTTATATAAACGACTCAGATGGTAGACCAATTAACCCTTCTGCCATCACATTGGTCACCAAAGACGCTGCACAGGACGGTGAAGAGCACGAAACCGCACTTTCGGTTAAGTTTAGAGCACCTAGGGCATATGCAACCCAAAACAGGGCAGTTACTGAAACAGATTATGAGCATATCGTCTCTGAAATCTATCCACAAGCAGCTTCAGTGACTGCTTATGGTGGTGAGAAGTTAAATCCACCTGTTTATGGTAAAGTTTATGTCGCTATACGACCAAAAACAGGAAATAAGCTTAATGAGACAACAAAACAGAAGATAAAAAACGATTTGAAGAAATATTCAGTCGCTTCTATTGAACCAGTCATCATTGACCCAACTTCTTTCTACGTTATTCCAAAATCTTACGTTTATTACAACGGAAACGAGACTGGACTTACTGGATCGCAACTTGGCACTAAAGTTTTACAGTCTATTGATGCTTATAACAGAAATGGACAGAATAACAGGTTTGGAGGACGTATAGACGGCTCTAAATTTGGTGCAATGCTTGATAATAGCGATACCTCCATTGCAGGTAACGTTACACAGATGACTTTAGGTCAAAATCTCGATAAATTCACTTTTGGTAACGTATTTACCCAATGTCTTGATTTTGGTAACCCACTTTATAACCCATCTAACTATTCTGGCAATCCAGATGGAGGAGATGGTGATAATACAGGTGTTTCCTGTAAACCTTCCTTCTCTGTTGCTAAATCTGGTACATTTTATGCCACAGGCTACACAGAAGACCTTGTAAACCTCACTTTAAGTGATGGTGCTACTGCTGCTGCTATATCAACTCCTGGTTTAAGCACAAATGTAACAAATCAGGTGTTAGTCCCAGTAAATATAAGAGATGATGGATCAGGAAACCTTATTCTAGTTACTACTAGAGATGAGACTGAATTGATACTCAATCCTTCCGTTGGAAGTGTAGATTATGCGAATGGAATAGTCTGTGTTGGACCGATTGCAATACAAGGCACTCCAGATGATACTGAAAGACTTCCAATTCAAGTATTACCAGCTGGTGGATCAATTAATATCCCACCAGGTGTAGATCCAACAATCTTTAACCCATCAGTCAATCCTATTGACTATACAATCAACGATACTGCAATCCCCACCTTCGATCCTAACAACTTTAATGGTTTCAATTTCGGTGATATTGGGGGCATAAATATTATCGATTATCCAACTGATACGTTCACGTATCCAGTCAGCGACTCCTGTTTCTAAGAATAAATGACTCCGATAACCAAGAATATCAACGTCTCTGATAGGGTCGAAAATCAGTTACCTGAATTTATACGCCAGGAAGACAGACAATTAGTCAACTTCCTATTTGAATACTATAAATCACAGGAAAAAACTGGTAGACCATACGATATCCTCAACAACTTGATGAGGTATCTTGACCTTGACAAATACTCCTCAGAAGAGTTGTCAAGTAGCACGAGCTTGTTAAAAGATATTGGGGTAGATGACACTAAGATAGAAATAGAGAGTATTAATGGATTCCAGACAAGAGATGGATCCATAATGGTTGATAATGAGATCATTTACTACGAGGGAGTCACTCGTGGACCTGATGTTATTATTACACCTGGTATTTCACTTCCACAGTTTAATAAGAAGAAGCAACAACTAGAAAACCCCTTCACATCGTTTGATGGTGTTGAAAGAGTCTTCCCATTAAGTTTTTTAGGTACTCCTATAGCACCTCCTAGTGCAGAGCACTTAATTGTAGTGACATACAACGATATGCTGATTCCTGGATCAGAGTATACTGTTAATGGCACTAATATATCATTTACAAATCCACCTAGAGCAAGAACAGGTGCAGATGATTCAGAATTTACTCAAGTAGTATATTTGGTTGGATATGCAGACCAAACAATCGTTACTGCTGACCAAATCCCATATCAAGAGTGGCAGAATACTCAAGTTTATCCATTAAGAGTTAATGGACAGTCTTATACTCCAACTTCTGATATTGGTTTAATTATTAACAAGAATGGTAGGTTACAAACTCCTCAAGACGACTATACCCTCTTTGAAGACAAGGTTATCTTCAAAAACCCAGTCGGTGCTGCTGATCTTATCCATATTAGGTCTGTTGAATATGTTGCTCCTGCATATGGGTCTGGAGCCTCAGCTATTGCTCAAGTTGATACTATAGGTCAGATTGAAGCAATCATTCCTAAGGATGGTGGTAAGAAGTATCGTCTAGATTTCGCTCCTAAGGTTGCTATAACCCATAAAGATGGTATTAGTGCTACTGCAAAGTCCCTAGTTGGTGGTATTAAGGATATTAACCTTATAGATGGTGGACAAGGGTATTCTTCTTATAACCCACCTATCCCAGTAGTTGTAGCACCTGCAGATCCTAATGGATCCATTGCACAACTAAGTTTAACAGTTAATGATGTAACTGGAACAGTTGATAGCGTTACTATTACTAATAGTGGTAGTGGATATGACTTTATTCCCGCTATTTCCTTTAAGAATCCTTCTGGTGCTACTATAGGTGCACCTACTATTGACATAGAAGGTAGAGTTAACATAGGTAGCATCCCTGTTATCACTATGGGTAGTGGATATAGTAATCCACCTACAGTTTATATTGATGCTGCTCCAGATGGGGGTATCAATGCTCAGGCAGTCTCTAAAATCAACCAAGATGGTCAAGTATATGAGATTACCATTGTTAATAGGGGTAAAGGATACATTACACCTCCTAGAGTAAAGATTGTTGAGCCTATAGGTGCTCAAGTCCTCGATGTAACGGTTGCATCGGGAAGTGTTACAAATATTGAGATGTTAACAGGTGGTAGCGGTTATACAGACGCACCATCAGTCTACATAGTTGACAAAAGGGTTGATGGATATGGAGAACCAATTGGAGGTACTGGTGCAACAGCAGTTGCCACCATTTTTAATGGTGAAATCACCGATATCAACATTACTAACTTTGGAACTGGTTATTCCGAGTCTGAACCCCCTCAAATCTATATTGCAGAACCTAAATCCGCTAGAGCATCGGTAGATGTAGGTTTTGACGAAGTAACTGGATTCGACATCCTAGAAAAGGGCAGTGGATACTCTTCTTCTGCCTTTTTACAATGTTCTCGTGGTGTTTCTGGTCCTGTTAAGTATGATAACCTTCATAATGAGATATATGCCACTGAAGCGAATTTAAGACAGTCTGATCACCATGCAGGTGCTGCTGTAGTCAATTTAGACACTTTATTCATCAAAGAAGTCTTCGATAAGTTTAGAAGGCAGTATTTGCCGACTTTAGACATTGATTTTGCGTCAATTAACCCAGTTCAGGTAATTAAGAATATTACCGACTTCTATATCTCGAAAGGTACTAAATTATCGACTCAATACCTCTTCAAAATTCTTTTTGGTGAAGATGTTGACCTTTATTATCCAAAAGATGAAATAATCAGTCCATCTCATGCAACTTGGGTTGTAGACACGGTTTTAAGAGCCGAATTGATGGAAGGAGACCCAAATAACCTAATTGACTCCCAAGTTAACCAATATGCCGATGATGTAGACCCTAATGTTACTGCTGCGTCTGCATTGATTGAAAACGTCATTACAATCATCGAAGGAACCGATACAATCTACGAATTGGCGATTTCTGAAGAAACCTTGGTTGGAAGCTTCATTATTCCTTATAAAACTCGTCTTGTTGAGCCATTAACGACCACTGGGCAAATAATCACTGTTGACTCTACTATTGGATGGCCTGAAAGAAATGGTACCATAAGAATAAATGATGAAGAAGAAGTACAATATAAAGAGAAATCTCTAAACCAATTCATTGAATGTACCAGAAGCAAAAACGGAATTGTTGAAGATTGGGATCCAGGAACAATAATTCAGTCCGATATTTACGTTTGGACTAACTTTGGAACAGCACAGCAATGTAAGTTAAGAATATTAGGAATTGCTGAAGCAGGTACTACAGTTCTTAATGATACAGGGTCATATTACCTTCAAGGAGATAAACTAAAGGTAGCAAACCTTGGATCTACTGCTGAGGAGTTAAGACTCCAATCTTGGTTATATAACGTCAAGAAACTTATCCAAGTTACCACTATAACTCCTGGTGGAGTTAATAACCAGACTGCGACTGTAGTTTGCGGTAACCCACATGGATTATTGGTTTCTGACCAAGTTACCATATATGGTGCTAACCCAGTTGTCTATAATGGCACATTTACGGTTACATCACGTATTGACCAATTTACTTTCTCTTATCAGATAGCAACACCTACAGAGATAATTCCTACTGGTAATATCCTCTTATCTGTTGACTTAAACAGAGGTAAGTCTGATGTAGTATCAATAAACAAGGTTGTTAGTGAGTTTACAACTAACATACAGAATGCATTTTTCAACGATAACTATGTTTATGTTGCTGCTTCTGGTTTACCCAACTATAAGATTGGTCCTTTCACTGGGTCAGCTCTCATCCCAGGAAACCAAAGGAAACTCTTAAGATTCCCCAGAACAGTACAAACCGTCTCAGAAAGACAAGCAGTTGCTCCAGGTACTCCAATAGGTAGTTGGGTCAACGGTGTTTCTATATGGTCATATAAGTCTCCAGACTATATCCAGTATGGTCCTTTAACCTCTGTTAGTGTTACTAGCGTTGGTGAAGGATATGATGCAGGTGCTAAACCCAACGTAGAAATCACTGGGGGTGGTGGAACAGGTGCTACTGCTGAAGTTATAGTTAATGGTAGTCTTTCATCATTTGATGTTATAGAACAGGGTAGTGGATATACAGAATCACCTTTAGTATCAATCGTAGGTGGCGGTGGTATTGGTGCTACTGCTCAAGCAGTTATTACAGGTGGTAGAGTAACAAGAATTTTAGTTGAGCAACCAGGTTCAGGTTATACGACTCAACCCCTAGTTTCTATTACTGGAGGTGGAGGCACTGGTGCGACTGCTACTGCCAGTGTCCGTGGACCTATTAGTAGTGTTAGTATTACAAACTTCGGTAGTGGATATACTTCACTCCCTGACATTAAAGTTAACTCTGGTGAGAATGCTTTAGCACAACCAATCGTATTAAATGGTAGAATCGTTTCTATCGCTATTATCAACTCTGGTAATTCCTATACAACAGCACCTAATGTAATAATCAATGGTGATGGATTTGGTGCAATCGCTAAAGCAACTATCGGTACAATTGGTGAAGATAAAGGACGTGTATTAAGCGTTTCTATCACTAACCGTGGAATTGGGTATACACAAGGTTTAACAACCGTCAGACTCGAAGCAGTGGGTCAATTAGCGTCATTCCAACCTACAGTTTACCAATGGAATAGAAACCTTCAATATGAATTGGTAGACAAGTTTGATGGTGCAAGTGGATATGTATTTACTGGATTTAACAACCAGTTTGGTGGTGAATATGCTCACCTATCAGATCCTAAAGAATTAAGATATGTTGTTGGTGATAACGTATTCTTAAATCCTGTTACACAGAATTTCCAAGAAGTTGCTTCTAACTATGACCACTCACCTATTATAGGTTGGGCATTTGATGGAAACCCAATTTATGGTCCTTATGGTTACATTGACCCAACTGACCAGAATAGTGGTATCAGAAGGATGCGTACATCCTTCAAATTGAAGACTAATGTTGTATTTGATGCAACTACTAATCCTAACCCTTCTAGGGTAGATGGACCTCCTATTTCAACATATGCTGCTGGAACATTTGTTGATGATTACTACTATGATTTCCAATCTGGTGATTTAGACCAATATAATGGTCGTTTCTGTAAAACACCTGATTATCCAGATGGCACATATGCATACTTCGTAACTATCGATGCTAGTGACGCAGGTATTGCTGAATTCCCATATATCGTTGGACCTCAGTTTAACTCACTTCCAGATTCATGGAATATGAATCAAGCAGCAACACAGGAGAATATTCCTGATGGAGTTGTCCGTTATAGAGATCCATATACTGATGTTGACATTGATATTGACCGTCAACCAAACCAGACTGCTGATGTCTTTACTACTGAGATAGAAGGTTATCCTATCATCTTTGAAATACAAGACTCTAATAATGATGGTTTGATTGATGCTAATGAGCAACAAGAATTATTAGAGATGTCTGAAGAGGCAACTCTACAAATATACGATTATTTCCCAAGAGTATCAGCAGAGTCTAGAGTTGATATTGAAGTTGAGACAACTACCCAATTTGAGAATGCTCAGATAGATGGATTCGTTGTTGAAAACCCAGGTGTTTCATATCAGGTAAATGACACCATATTCTTCGATAATGAAGGAACTGGTGGATTTGGTGCATCTGCTCTTATTGAATCTGTTAAAGGACAGAATATAATTGGTTATCAAAAAGAAATGATTGGTGACCGTCCTTACGGTGTAATTACTACTGATATAGAGCATGAATTACGTCAACAGGATGAAATCATTGTAAACTCACGTCCTGTTATTGATAATACTAATAAGACGTTTAGAGTTAAGGTTGTAGCGGGTGTTGAGAATATTGCTATAACTCAATCAGGTACTGGATATAATACAGATATTCCTCCAACATTTGAGTTAATTACTGCATCTGGACAAGATGCTGAGTTATCACTTGTATTAGAGAATACAGGTCAAGTTAATGCTGTTAATATCATTAACTCAGGTAATGGATACGATTCTGATAATCCTCCTCAGATTAGGGTATCACATCCACAACAATTCAAGAAAACAAGGTATTGGTTAGCTGAATATCAAGAAGCAACAGGTATAGTTAGTATCAATGATATTGTAACCACTGAAGAGCGTTATACTTATATTTGCGGTAGCATCACTGAGACAGATGGTGATATGGCAGCATTCCTTGCCAAGTTTGATGATTTAGGTCAACTTGTTTGGGAAAGAAACCTTCTTCCTCAAAATGCAGGTCAGAAGAAAGCAGAATTCATTAAGATTCTAGTTGACGCAGTTCCAGAGAATGACCTCATATATGTTGTTGGACATACTTACGATCCAAACAATTCAGCATATAATCCTGATATATGGTTAGGTAAGTATGAATCTGGATTTAATAATGCTAATGCACCTGATGGTATTCTTAAATGGCAGAAAGCGATTGCAGGTATCAGTGGTACTACAAGAAGGGATTGGGTAACTTCCTTAGCACTTGACCAGGAAGGTCGTATCTATCTTGCAGGTTATACAGATAGTAATTCCATAGATCCTAACGATATGTGGATTATCCAGTGTAACTTGGATGGTGACCTTGTAGAGAAGAGAAAGATTGCATCTGCAACTGATTCTGAAATGATTAATCAGATTCAGTGGATATCTGATGATAGATTCTTCATGGTTGGTCAAAATGACGAAAATGACGATTGTATCTTCGGTGTATTCTGGTTTGACGGTGCAAACCTTGAAATTGAATATATTCGCCAAATTCCAACAATAGGTGGATATGTAAGAAATCCTAAATTCACTATTGACGAATATGACGATGTAATCTTAGTTTGGGACGTATATAACGGTGCAGCACAGAAATACGATAAAGTCCAGATTAACAAGTTCCCATTATCTACAGCATCTACTTCATGGACATGGAGTAAGACTGTAACCATTAGTGGTGATATTGACGCTATTAGACATGCAGGAGTCAATGTAGATAAGTTTGGAAATTATACTTTAGTTACTGATGTAATAGAAGACCAAAATCAGAGATATGCGATATACCACTATATCAAGTATGATGGTAACGTAATTAAAGAATCTAAAGTTGATGATACTACAAGTATCGGATTCCAAGCTATAACTCACTCAGTTGATAACTCTGGTGATGTAATAATGGTTATTAACAGACAACAGTCTGACCAAATTGCAGCATATAGATTTAATGATGATACTGATTTAGATTACGACTTTACTAAGCAGAATAAGGCAGCAATGACCTTCTATTCTCCATCTGACGCATCATATGATTCATCATTCTATAAGTATGGCACTGGTGCACTTAAACTAAGTGCAGTTAACCCAGTTTCTCTTCCTAATCTTAATCTTGAGTCTAAAGAGTGGAGTTTCAGAGCATGGTTATCCATGAATTCTACTGCTCATTCTACAGACCATAAACCACTTCTTTGGGATATTCTACCAGTAGCAGGTGATTCAATTCAGGTTGAATTGGATGGTGATACTAATAGTGCAAACTATGAGAAAGTTATAATCTATGTAAACTCTGTACAGGTTGCAACTTCTCTTCTTGCTACTAACTGGACTGCATTTGCAGGTGCATCATGGGTGCATGTTACATTCCAGAAGAGAGAAGAATCATTAGGTCTTTATCAATATGAAGTCTTTATCAATGGTGCTTTAGTTTGTAACTTCCAATCAACATCTGATATCAGTGTTGGTAGTGCAGTCCTTTGTGGTAAGTCTGCTGGACCTACATCTAACAATACATTCATTGGATGGGTAGATGACTATGTGATTGATGATGTTGCTCCATATCTTTCTGCTTATAGTGTGCCATCGGCCGAGATTGAAATTACTACTTCAAACTCTGATTCTGCCTTAGTTAAATTTGACAGAGAGCATACTAAGAGAGGAAGTTATGCACTTAGTGGACTAGACAATTATACACAATTAGACTTTACAGATAATGAGATTACAACTACATGGGTTGATGTAGGTCTATCTGCTATCAGTCCATGGATTGTTGGAGCAGGTGGTTTACAGATTCTTGATATGTCTCAGGTTGTTTCTAACCTGAATCCTGGCACATATACATTTACTGCTAATAAGTTTGAGTATGGTACTAAGACTTCTACAATACCATCTCCTCTAGGTAAGAAACTTATTATTGAACCTGAAGTAATCAGTAAATTCTATATTAGAGATGCTCTATATCAGAAGATTGATAATGTAATGGAATTCACCTTCAGTCAAGATATTAAGTTGACTAAAGGATCAATACTTCAACAATTCAACAGCTCTGGTGTTACACAAGCATATGGTACTATTGTAAAAGTTCCAGAAGGAACTCTCCTGAATCCTGGATATGGTAATAAGTATCAAGTTGGTAAAATATATGGTACTTTTAATAACACTGACCGTTATAGGACAGTAGCAAATGATATTAACCAGATTGAAGGAACTTACTTTAATACAGAAGAAGAGGAATCACCTTGGCAAGCAAATACAGCATATACTGCGGGTGATAGAGTATACGCTGATAAGAAGATTTACGAAGTCCAAGCAACAGGTACTTCTGGTACTATTTCATTATCACATACATCTGGTGTTGCTAGTGACGGATTATTAAACTGGGCATTTATTGATGATGCAGGTAAGTTTACTGTTGACTTAACACAACATCCATATCCTAGACCTCAGTGGGTTGGTATGGATATGCCAGAATGGTTACCAGATCGCTTATATGTTGAGGGACAAAGAGTATGGTGGAAACTCAATGTATATGAAGTAGCAGTAGGTGGTGCAGGTGTAGCAGGAACAAATGCTCCTGTGCATGATACTGGTGATGCATCTGATGGTGGTGTAACATGGACTCACGTTTCTACTGAGGAAGCAATCAGCGTCTATAGTAGATTGATGGGTTATGATATGGGCAATAATTATACGGTCCAGATCATGGAAGTCCATCCTGGTTCAGTATACATTCCAGATGACGTTGTTAGTTTAAATGCAGGAAATATAACTCTTGCTGAAGATGAAAAGAGTGTAGAGATATCTGGATTTGCTTCAGTTAAAAAGATTCAAGTTACTGCACGTTTAGAGAAAGATATAATTAGGACAAATGCTGTAAGGACAGAATTTGTTTATTGCACATCAAATACTGCTCATATGTTTAAAGCAGGTGATATCCTCTTTACTGAAGGATTCAGTACTGCACAATTTAATGGTAGTTTCTTTATTGACCAAGTAATTGGCACTAGAGAATTTACATTTGCTATTAGAGCAACTGCAAGTAGTGATCCTGCATTTATTAATAATGCTCTTGGTGGTGTTAACATCTATGCAAAACACCCAACATTAGAGTTTACTAGAAATCATCAGTATGTCTTTGACCTATCTGACTCTTCTAACTTTGGATATTACTTATCATTCTCTCAAGATAACCAATACAAACTAGAATACTCATTTAACAACATTGAAAGAAATGGAACTCCTGGTATTGCAACAACACCAGCTCCAACAGTTCAATTCTCTGTATTAGGTGAAGTTACTAATATTTCCTACTACTTTGACCCATCAAGAACTGGTGCTGATTCACCAGTAGGTACAAACAGTTTTATTGATGTCATTAAAACTCCTTTCGATGGTAGATTTACTATTTCAGAAGTACCAACAGATACATCATTCAAATTCCCACTCCTTAAGGAACCTGAAAGGACTAATGCTGAGGTTGGAGAAGATTATCTAGGTAATGATTATTCATACTATTCAACTACATCTGTAAGGGCAGTTGGACCTATTAATACAATTCAACTGGTTTCTCCAGGTGGATTCTATCAGAAGTTACCTATCATTAGTGATATTGCATCTTTCAGACAAATTGAGAAATGTGTAGTAGTAGATGGAGGTACTGAATATGCTCCAGGTGTTTACTATGATGTGCCTATTGCAGGAGATGGTGAAGGTGCTAAATGTACTGTTACTGTTGAAGTAGATGAGGAGATTGGATCAGGAACTATTACAGGTTGTGCTGTAACTGACCCAGGTAAAGGTTATACAACTGCATCTATTGATATTGACGCTATACCTGGAATATTAGGAGCAACTCTTGCTGGATCTGGTGGTAGTGTAAATGTTGTTATTCCATCAGAAGGTAGTGGTGCATCTGTATTCTTAACAGGTACTAATATTGGTAAGATTAAGAGATTAAAGAATAATGAATTTGGTTTCGGTTATTCACATGACTATACCTTAAAACCAGAGATTACCTTCCCTGTTAACTTACAACTCTTTAATACTTCAATACTAAGTCAGATTACCATAACTGATCCAGGTTCTGGATACTCATCAACTCCAGCTGTTGTAATCGAAGGTGGTGGTGGATCTGGTGCTGAAGCAGAAGCAATTATTAAGAATAATAGATTATCTGAGATAATAATCAAGAATCCAGGTGCAGGTTACTCATCTGAACCAACTGTTACTCTTAAATCAGAATTTAACTACGTTGTTAACTTAGACCTTAATTATCTACAGTTTAACTTCCCACATGGTATTACGTCAGGTGCAGAAGTTACATTTAGGGCAGAAAACGTAGGATCCACAACTGGCGAATTACCAAAACCATCTACCGCAGGTTTAACCAGTTTGGTGGCAAATCAGGTTTACTATGCTATTGCTGGTACAGCAGCAGGACTAGAGCCTGACCAATTAAGATTCGGTCTTACTAAAGCATCTGCATTAGCAGGATCTTACATTACCTTCTTAACACAAGGTAGTGGTCGTCAAGTCCTTTTAACTGAGGTATTCGGTGGTAAAGCAACTGCTGTTGTTGAAACTTCTAGATTCCTTGAAGGTGAAGATGTATACCAAGGTTCTAATGTTGAAACTGCCACTGCTATGGGTACAGTTTCTACTAACACTGGTTGGCAGATAGGTCCTAAGATTCTTAAGATTGTTGATTATACTGGTGATTGGGCAGTTGGTGAGTCTGTAACAGGTACTATTTCTAAAGCATCTGGTGTTATCGATAACTTCTCGATTGCACGTGGTGTGTTAAATATCGGCTCCCTAACGAAGACACCAGGCCGATTTATTGATGACGTTGGTAAACCATCTGAGATTGTCCAGAAGATTCAAGATAGTTTCTTCTATCAAAACTTCTCTTACGTTGTCCAATCACAAATTCCTATCACAGAGTGGAAGTCTCAAGTATTAGAGAATAACCACCCAGCTGGTTTCAACATGTTTGGTCAGTTACAACTTACTGGTGGTAAGGACGTATCTGGACGTAAGATTGGTACTGAGTTTACTAAGAAAGTTAATATTAACAACTATAGTAATGTAAACCAGATTACATCATTTGGTGCTGCTCAACCAATCTATACTGACTACAACAATACTGAGGTTCTTTTCCGTAAGAAACGTCTAACATCTTCTGAGGAAATCTTAACTTCAATCGTTAAGAAACTTGATAATTTTGAGGATCAGTTTGATGGTATTAAGAAAGCATTCCCAATTACTGTTGAAGGTGAGCAGGTAATCGTTAAGCAAGATCAGTTGATGATTACACTTAATGGTGTTATTCAGGCTCCTGGTATTTCTTATCAAGTTGTTGGTGGAGATTTAGTATTCTCTGAGCCACCAAGACCTCCTTCAAAAGTTAACTATAGAATCATTGGTGTTACACCTACTCCAATATACAGAATTGCTCTTTATAGTCCTGGTGGTAATGCAAACTATGGTATATTCCCAACTATAGGTCAGCAAGTACAAGGTGAATTCTCCGATGCTGTTGGAACTGTTATAGATTCAGGTACTAATCATATTGATGTTATCAATATCGTTGGTGGACCATTCCAACTTAACGAAGAGATTGTTAGAGGAGAAATCTTCTCAGCATTAGTCGAAACAGTTACTCAGGTTAATAGTGATACTATATTTGAATTTGGTGAAGCAATTACTAACCTTGAAGGTGATACTGCATATGTTGAAGAGACAAACGTAGATACTGATGGTAATGTTACAGATAGACTTGTTGTAAGTAAGACTTCAGGTACTCCAAGATTTGAAACTGGAATATATGACTTAAGACTTAACGAATACATTTATTCTGCATCATCTAAGATTGCAGGACAGATTACATACACTGCACCTTACTCAGACCCAATTAATGACGAAGTTGTTGATGAATTAATCATTAACCGAGGCACAACTTTCTTCGGACTACTATTTGAGCGTTTATTAAGTCTAACAAACCCAAATATCATTTTAGACAATATTTCGCAATCTTCAATCACTCCAACTAAGCTTTATGATTCTTCAAACAGAATTAACGCTGATTTCCTTGATTTTGAAGAAGTTAGGACTACAGAAGTTACATATTCACAATTAGCGAATGGTGCTTTTGCAGATGGTGATATTATCCGAAATAAGAAGACTTTCTACGGAAATCCAATTTCTGTCTTCCATGGAAACGCTGCAAACCGTTTCTTAGATGGTGGACGTAATATTGCGAATAATAAGCAAGAAATCATCGATTTTGCTGAAGCAAGCATTGCAATAGACTATCCAGACTATTATTTCCCATCTGACGTTATTACTAACGCTTGGAGTCGATTTAAAGATGCTTACAGGATGATTCAGAAGAATAAGGCATTAATCGTCGGAATGGCGTTTGATGACATGAAAACTCAATTCCCTTCATCCTCAATTCCTTCAGATGCGAAATGTAAGCGAGATATTGAATATTTCGTAGATGCAGTAAGTATTGACATGTATGCAGGTGGAAACCGCTATACACGTAAATTCTGTCAGCAATATTTCAATGAGGCTGGATCTTTCACTTATATCAATGCTCAAGCAACTGAGACCAAATGGGCTTACGAAAAAGCAAGAGATAGGATGAAAGTTGCTATTGCTAATGGATATTCAGGAACTATTAGTGCAGCAAACTCTGGAGACTCTTGGGTTGCATATCAAGACTTAACAATCACTGCTGACCCATCACCAACCAATCCTTACGGTACTGCAGGAACTAACACTTCAAATACTGATTCAGACAACTGTACTGATGTCCAATCTGCTATTGAGACATTACATGAAATAGTTGATGAAACATTAACTAATGGATCTCTAACTGAATTACCAGTTGAATCTGGTGGTACATATTCACCACACCAAGAGAAGTGCAGAAGAGACCTTGGATATTTCATTGATGCTATTTCTAATGACCTTAAGACTGGTGGTAACTATCAAACTGTCCTATTCACAAGATCATTCTTTGATGCTTCTGGCACACCTCTAACTAACGGAATTGTTGGTGAAGAAGCAGAAGCAGTCCATGCATTTACAACTGCTGGTACATTGATGCATAGAGCAATTAATAACTTAATGTATTGGAAGGATCTTAGTGGGGTTGGATATAACCTTAATGATCCTACTACTTACTCTGGTGGTGTTGCTCCTGCTAATACTTACGATGCAAACTATGCATCTGGTAATAATCAAGATATTAACAACTGTGCAAACGTTAAGTCCTATATTGATACGCTGAAAGCGATTGCTACGACTGCAATGACAGCAGGTAACTTAACTAACGTTAATAACCTTGCATCCATCACAGATGGTACATTCCAAGATGGAGAAACAATTAGGACAACTAAATTTGCATATAAGAATAGAAGTCGTGGATTATTCGCTCTTGGAGATACAATCAAGGGTATTACATCTGGTGCTGTATTTGAAGCAATCGGTGCTAATGCAGGTTTAAAATGGATATTTGCTTCTAATGTTACTGGCACATTCCAAGATGAAGAATGGATAACCAATTCTACTTTAACTGCAACAAATTGCACCCAAAGTGTAATTGTTAAGAAAGCAGAATTAGTAGGAGATAAATCTGTCTACAAACCTTCAAATGGACTTCTAACACAAACAGCAAGTGAAGATTTTGCTTTTGGAACTGGAGATTTCACAATCCAATCATGGATACGTCCTGCTGCTAATGTTGGCACACAATACCTATTTGACTTCAGAAGATTATCTGCTGCTCAAGGTTTAAACATTAGAATGGATGGTCAAGGTCTTAAGGTCTATAATGGCACAACCTTGATGGTAAGTGGTAGTGGTGATTTTGCAACAACTGGTACTTGGTATCACATCGCTATTGTAAGAAATTCTGGTGTTACTCAGGCATATGTTAATGGTGCTCAAATAGGGTCTAACTACGTTGACACTAACGATTATCTTTACAATGCTCCTCATATTGGGTCTGACTTTAACCAGTCATCTCATTGGACTGGACATATTGATAATCTTTGCATTAAGAAGGGTGTTTGTGATTTCATTACTGGATTTACTCCTCCTACTCAAGTTGACTTTGCTGAAGATAATATTGTATTAGGTATCGATGGTGAAGGTCCATTCATTGCTTCTACTACTGAAGTATGGGCAACATACACTGGACAGAGAACATCATCTACAACTGCTAAGAGAGTTGATTATGATGGTTTAGCACTTATTGCTTCTGATATTGATACTGGTAGAAAAGAATTAAGAGATTGTGCTGAAATAATCGACCTTAACGGTGCATGGATTGCTGAGGAAGCAGTTGGTCGAATGAAGGCAGCATTCGTTGATTTCACCATTAGAGGTGACGATCCAGGAAATAATAGTTACGGTGGTACTAACCTTTGTATTAGGGATACTAAAGATTATATTCTTGGTGCTCTAATTAAAGACTTACAAGAAGGTGGAGATTTCCATACAATCTATACTGCAAGGACATACCTTACTACAAGTGGTAAATTAGACCATATCACAGATGAGATTCTACAATCTCTCTATACATGGAATGAGGTATTTAAACTTTGTGAGACTGTTATTACAACAACATCTACTGACCTATCAGGTGAATATAGCACAAGATTGAGAATACCTAATAACTTCTCATCTCCTGCATCTTCTACTGTTACTGATGAGATTAAACTATTAGGTGATAATTTACTTAAAGTTGTTGCTCCTAATGACCAAAGATTCAGAGAAGGTGGATTCCAACTTTGGAAGAATAGAGATTATATTGCTGAAGAAGTAGCAGGATATATTCAAAACAAATATCAACAGGAGATTAATGAAGTAACATATGACTTCCTTGAAATGCCTGGATATGGTCAACCCTACTGTGAACGTGATATCAAACAATTTATTCTTCCTGCTGTGATGGCTGATTTGGTCACAGGTGGTACATATCAGACTGAAGCAGTTATTGACAAGTATCTTGATAGTCAGAATAAGGTAATACATGTTGATGAAGAATTAAACCCAATGCTTGATGCATTTGAGTATTGTAAGATGCTCTGCATGAAGGCAGTTAATAACTTACTATTATCAAGTGGTGAAGCAGCTGCTGAGTTGGGTGTCCCAACATGGGTACAAGAAGAGTATTATGCACCTCAGTGGACTGCTAGAGCAGCATATAGAGATGATACTATTGTCCTTGATACAGAAGGATATCCTCAGGCAGGAACTAGACAAAACAATGACAGATATCTTGATGCTGCTGACCTAATCTGGAAGAATAGACACGTCATCGCTAAAGAGTGTGTTAGCACTATGAATGACTTGTCCAAGTATGAGAATCTAAACATTCCTGGTGGACATGTTAACTGTGAAGATGATGTTTTAGATATGATTGAAGCAATGGTACATGACCTTCGCTTTGATTGTAACGAGAAGACATATGATGCTGCTGCATTATACATTGAGACTGAAAATAACTCACTTAAGCATATTGAGGGTGAGTGGGAAGCATCTATAACTGTAGTTAAGATTCTAAGAGATATTACTTCTCTAATAATGCGTAATGCATTTGGTAGAGATTATGAAGAAGGTGGATCCCCTGATCAGAAACCAGTTGAATCTTATGAGCAAAATCCAAGAATTGACCTTTATAAGAATTGTGGTGATGCGATTGATGGAAACATCAGATATATCGCAGAGCAAGCAGTTGCAGCTGGATTAGTCCAATTCCCTAACCTTAATATTCCTGGTGGTCCTATTAACTGTGTCCATGACGTTACTGATATTCTTAGAGCATTAGTATTCAACATCAAGTATGGTGGTAATAACTGGTTACAATATTCTACTGAATTCTATGCAACATATTCTGGTAATTTAGACCATGTTACTAATGCACCTACTGAAACTAATTGGATAATGAATAAAGCACGTGATTTTGCAATCCGTGCAATGAAGGGTCAGATTATTACTAATGAAGCAGGACATGTAGTAGACCAAAGATTCTACGATGCAGTGCCAAGACCTACTACAACTATGGTCACAACCAGTGTATTAACTGGTGCACCTGTTACTGACAATTATAATAATCTTGTAACAAGATCATTCAAGTTTGGTGAAGATAAGATTTCTACAACTGATACTGGCACAGGTATCATACCTGATGAAGATGCTGTATTCAGTGTTGTAACTAAACTACCTTCTAGTCCAATAGATTGCTGTCTATTTGAAGCAGGTGGTGGTACATCTGGTGTATGGTTTGGTATCAGAGATGGTGGTACATGGTTGAGATTAAGAGCTGGTAATGGTACTAACTCATATACATCTGGAGCATCATATACTGCTGATACTGGTCTTGCAATGCTCGACCTACAGATTAGTAACCTAACACAATACTTTGATGATGGTGACCATGAATTAGTATGGCAGATTGTTATTGGTGGTAACCAAACAACTGGTGCAGGTAGTGTTACTCTTTGGATTGATGGTCAACAGATTGGACAAGCAACAACACCTGGTGGTGGTTGGACAGGTTTAACTGGAGCATCTGGATTATTTGCTAATACTCAGTGGGCAGGATTCGGTGTTTCTAATGGATCTTTGGTAGCAGGAGAAGCAGCAACTATTAACACATTTACAGTTAATGTTGGACCTGCTCCTACTATTGCATATGATATAACTGCTGCTGATTACGATTCATCTACAGGTGATTTAATATTAAATGTTGGTAATCATAATCATACTCCAGGAACATTCTTGAGGTTGATTTCTAACTCATTAACATTTACATGTGACCAAGATAATCATGCTTCTAATCACACTTATCCTAGATCTGGTGACCCCGCAGGTAATACTGCTGTAGAGGTATTAGATGTAGGTAGAACTGAGCATACTGCAACTGCTGCGTCATACGATCCTAACTCAGGAATAATGAATATGACCATAGAGCAGCATGGTATGACTGCATCAACATCTCATACTGCTAAAGATGCTGCATATGACCCAGATTCAGGTGTCCTAACAATTACTCTTGATGACCATGGATTTAAGACAGGTGACCAAGTTAAGATTCATAATGGATCTCTAATCTTTACATGTGCTCAAGATAATCATGCTACTAAGCATGGATATCCTAGACAGAAAGATCCAGCTGGTGACCAGTGGTTATTAATAGAAGAAGTTACACCAAATACATTTAAAGTTAATGTTGGTGCTACACCTAAAGTTGAGTATAATGTTTCCGATGCAGTATATGACCAAAATGATGGTGAATTAACTCTTGATATTGGTCAGCATCGTTTCGTTGGTGCTTCAAATCATGTTGCAACATTTGCTGAATATAATGCAGATAAGGGAACATTAAAACTAACAGTATCTGGACATGGAGTTATAGTTGGTGACCAGATTCAGATCATGGAAAATTCCATGACATTTACTTGCTCAATGGATAATCATTATACTAACCATGTATATCCAAGAAGCACTGACCCATGTGTAGGTCAATGGTTAGATGTTGTTGAATCTGATATTCCTGGTGGAACATTTACAGTTAACGTAGGTCAATCTCCTATAGTTGGTTGGGATCCATCTGATGCAACATATAATTCTGAGACAGGTCATTTAACACTTGAAATTGGCAATCACTCTCTTGCAGTTGGTACTCATGTGAAACTATCACAAGAGTCATTAAACTTCACTTGCTCAATGGATGACCATGCAACGATTCATAGTTATCCTAGAGATACAGACCCAACTCATAATGAACCAATACAAATTCTTGCAACCACTGCTACTTCTATAACAGTACCAGTTGGTACAACTCCTACAGTTCAATATACTCCAACAAATGCAACATTTACTCCTGCTGATGGTCTATTAGAATTAACATTAGATAGAAAGCATACATTCCGTCCTGCTACTATTCATAACATTTCTGGTGGTGAATATAATGGATCTACTGGAATGATGAGAGTTACAGTTGCTGACCATGGATTCTCTAATGGTGATTTTGTTAAGATTGCTGATGGTGGAATTACATTCTCATGCACAATGGATGGCAATGCATCTAACCATGCATATCCAAGAGCATCAGACCCATATTCTAATAAATGGTTAGCAGTTAGAAATGCATCTAAAGATTCATTCGATGTATATGTTGGTAGAACACCTGAGTTACCATTTACAATAACTGATGCTACATTTGTACCTTCTACAGGTCATATGAGAGTATGGATTGGTGACCATGATTTAGTTGCAGGTGATTATGTAAGAATGACAGAAGAGTCAATCGGATTTACCTGTTTATTAGATAATAATATTTCCAAGAAATACTATCCTAGGTCATCTGGATCTAACTACGTTGGTAACGGTGGTGCTGACCCATTCTGGAATAAGAGAATCCAGATTGCATATGCAGGTATGCCTTTAACTGCTACTACTGGCACATCATATAATCCTACAACTGGAGTTATGAGCATCTCTACTGATGCTCCTCATGGAATGAGTGACGGTGATGAAGTTAAGATTGCAACTGATTCATTAGTATTCACTTGTTTAGAAGATAACAACCAAACAAATCATACTTATCCTAGAGCAACTGATCCATTTAATGATAGATGGATGAGAGTTTCTAATACATCAACATATACATTTGATGTCCAAGTATTGAGTTATGCTCCATCAACTAACTCAACAACTCATACATTTGTCCAAGCAAATGTAAATGGAATCACTAAGAAGGATGGCACAATTACTCTTGATGTAGGTGCATCCTCAGATACTACTGCTCATACTTACACTGCAACTCCTGGTTTAACTCCAACTGCTATTACTCATAATCCTGTAACAGGTATTATGGATATCACAGTTGAAGGACACAAATTAATGGCAGGTGACTTTATTAAGATTGCTGATAATTCATTGACATTTACTTGTGCAATGGATAACCATGCATCTGACCATGTATATCCTCGTCCTGCTGACCCAGCTAGTGGATCATGGTTGAAAGTCTTAACTGCTACTACTGATACATTTACAGTACAAGTATTAAAAGATATACCACAGAGTAATACTACAACTCATCTATTCAAGTCTGCTGTTGCTGAATGTATTACAAAATCTGTTATTAAAACTGGTGGTGTATATGACCACACTTATGTAACATCTTCTGTTGGTGCTTTACGTCATGCAGGTGATAGTGTAAGACTTGCTCCTGATGCATTGACATTCCGTTGTGATGCTGATGGTCAAGCATCTGATCATGTATATCCTAGATCTGCTACTACACAACATACACCTTCAGATGTTGTATATAATCCTAACACTGGTAACCTTAAGTTTACAGTTAATAATCATGGATTCTTACCACATTCATATGTCAAGATTGCTGATAACTCTCTAACATTTACATGTGCTAAGGATGACAATGCTACTGGACATTTATATCCAAGACCTACTGACCCTGTAAGTGGTAAGTGGGTGATGATTAATGATGTAAGTGCGAATACATTCACTGTTGAAGTATTAGATGTAATTCCATCTACAAATACTACAGTCCATACATTTGTATCTGCAACTTCTAACTGCATTACACATAAGAAAGACCACTTCTATGATACAAATATTCCTATCTACGAAGTAGGAATGACATCATCTACACCTTCTAATGTTTCTTATAATCCAACATTAGGTGAGATGGTTGTTACTGTTAATAATACTCTTACTGGATGTAATAAGATTACACCTGATAGTGCTACCTATTATCCTGCTACTGGTATTTTAAGAATACAGATGAATGGTCATCCTGTTAAGAATGGTCAAATGGTTTGGTTACAAGATGGAGCATTTACATTCCGTTGTGACGAAGATGGTCAAGCATCTGATCATGCTTATCCAAGACCTTCTGATCCTGCAAGTAATAAATTCCTTAAAGCATTTAATGTTGGCACAAATACTATAGATGTTAACGTAGGATACTTTGAAGGACAAGGTGCAATTTCTAACCAAACAACTCATGTATTCCAGAGTGGTGCAATGAATGGAGTATGGCATGCAAATTCTTATGTAATGTTTGAAGAGAATGCTGTTACATTCCAGTGCACTAAGGATAACAATGCAACTAATCATTCATATCCTAGACCTTCAGATCCATCATGGAATAAGTGGTTACCTGTATTCAATACTTCCTCTGGACAGTTTAGTGTTAAGGTTGGTAAGTCTGGTATTAATGACATTTACGATCATACTTTCGTTTCCTTTGCTACTGATGGTCTTAAGACACAAACTGGCACTATTAAATTAGATGTTGGTAATGGTCAAATTACAAACCCAACAACTCATGTATTCCAATCTGCTAATGCTAATTCTTTAATTGGTGGTGGTGAATATACACACGACTTCAAATCAACAAATTCAACATACACTGTAACGGATGCTAACTATCTTCCTGCTACAGGTATAATGACTCTTACAATTCCTAATCATGGATTCCAAGATGGTGAGAGTATTAAGATTTCTAATGATTCATTAGTATTCACATGTCTTCAAGACGCAGGTGGATCTGAGCACAGTTACCCAAGATATACAGACCCTGTTGCAGATAAATGGATTAAGATTCATAATTGCACAGATGATACATTTGATGTCCAAGTACTAGAGAATATTCCATCAACTAACCAGACTCTTCATACATTCAAACGTGCATCTGCTAATGGTGTAACAAGAGCAGTATTAGCAACTGGTGGTAACTACACTCATAAGTTTATTGCTCCTGCACAATTAACTCCAACTAACGCAGTATACGATCCATCAACAGGTGTGATGACTGTAACTGTTACTAAGCATGGATTAAAGAATGGCACAAGAATTAAAGTTGAAGATGGATTCGTAACATTCACATGTGGTCAAGATAGTAACCAAACTAATCATTCATATCCTAGGGCATCTGACCCATTTAGTGATGAGTGGATGAAGGTATCTAACGTCACTACTGACACATTTGATATTCAAGTATTATTCAATATTCCATCTACAAATACTACACCTCATACATTTGTATCTGGTAAACCTAAGAGTATAACTGTTGCTACTTTAATGAAGGGTAATGACAGTATTAAGATTGCTGACAATGGTTTAACATTCACATGTAGTAAAGATGGTAATTCTACTGAGCACACATATCCACGTCCTAATGTTGACCCATCATGGAATAATTCTCTAAGGATTGTTGATGATGGTGTATCACGTCATACTCCAACAGATGCTTCTTATACTGCTACAACTGGAGTCCTAACATTAACAGTACCTAATCATGGTTGGTCTAATGGTCAGTATATTAGATTAGAAGATTATGCATTAGATTTAACTTGCACCATGGATGATGGTAGTGAGAATCATGCATATCCTAGAGGCACAGATCCTATTAGTAATAAGTGGTTAGAAATTTCTAACGTAACTGCATCTACATTTGATATTAATGTAGGCACTACACCTTCTGTCCAGTATACTCCTGCTGATGCTTCTTATGACCCATATTCAGGTCATATGGAATTGAATATTGGTGCTCACCCACTTAAGGTTGGTCAAAGTGTTAAACTTGCTGATGGTGCTGTTACCTTTAGTTGTGACATGGATATGAATGCATCTAACCATGCATATCCAAGGACAACTGTTGACACATTTACTCCAACAGCAGGAGCATATGATGGCACAACTGGTTATCTAACATTAACTCTTAATGGTCATGGATTTGATAACGGATCATTAATTAAGATTGCAGATAATGCTCTTACTGCTACCTGTGAAATGGATGGTAATTCATCAGGTAAGACATATCCAAGATCAACAGATCCTATTAGTGGAAAATGGAAACCTGTAGAGAATGCAACTGAAAATACATTTGATATTTTTGTTGGTAAGACAGAATTCAAGAGTTTCGATCCACAGCAAGTAGATTATAATCCTGCTACAGGTAATATGGTAATCACTGTTGGTCCTGACCACGGTATTACAACTGCACATAGTGTTTACATTAATCGTGAATCAATGTGCTTCACTTGTGCACAAGATGGTCATGGAAGTGACCACTTCTATCCACGTCCTAATGGTAGTGGTGGTGCATCTGGTGATGACCCTGCATATCAAGAGGCTGTTGCTGTAACTGCTGTTGATGATAGCACTATAACAGTTAATGTTAACCCATCACCTTCTGGAGCATCTAATCATGCTCATATCTTCAAACCTGCTGTAGGTTTAACTCCACAGAATGTGACATATAGTGGTGTATCTGGTGTGATGACTGTTACCTATGCAAGTCATGGCATGATAACAGGTGAGCAGATTATGTTTGAGGATAATTCCTTAATCTTCACATGTGGTAAAGATGACCATGCTACTGAGCATGCTTATCCAAGACACGGTGACCCTGCAAGCAACAGATGGTTAACAATTACAAGAATTGATGACAATAGATTCACTGTTAAAGTTTTAGATGAAACTCCTTCTACTAACACTTCTGCTCATACATTCAAGTATGCTAAAGCAGGTGCAATGAAGAGAGGATCTATCAGAGCAGGTGGATCATTTACACATACATTTACAACATTCGCATCAGGTGGTGTATCTCATAAGAGAGATAGAGCATATGACCATTCTATAGAAATTAAGAAAGTTGGTCATGGTGAATATACTGCTACAGGTGCAACATATAATGCTGAGACAGGTGTCCTACAATTAACAATTAATGGTCATCCATTTGCTAATGGTAACATGATTAAGTTGAAGCCTAATTCACTAATCATGACTTGTGATATGGATAACAATGCTACTAAGCACTCTTATCCTAGAAAGACAGATTTTGCTTATGATAGATGGTTAGAAATTTCCAACAAGCAAACAAATACTATTGATGTTAACGTTGGTAAAACACCTCGTGCTAACTACCTAGTTTCTGCTGCCACATTTGACCCAACATCAGGTGACATGGAACTTACTATTGGTAAGCATGGATATCATGGTGGCACAACACATACAGTAACTAATGGTACCTATGATGCTATAACTGGTAAGATGGTTATCACAGTTCCTGATCATGGATTCATTATTGGCGATAGAGTTAAGTTTGTAGATAATTCAATTTCATTCAAGTGTGGTATGGATGGATATGATGTTGTTAAATCTTATCCAAGACCAACTGACCCTGCACATAACACATGGTTAGAAATTGATGATATAACACTTCATACATTCTCTATTAATGTTGGTACATCACCTAAGACAACTCATAACGTAACTAACGCTAATTACAATCCTACCAGTGGTGTAATGGAATTAACCATTGGATCACATAACTTGGATGTTGGTGATAGTATCAAACTTAAGCCAAATTCATTAACATTTACTTGTGATTATAATGGTGATGGTCAGACAACTCAGAAGACATATCCTCGCTCATCTGGTGCTGCTACTGCAAACGGTAAAGACTATGCTTATGATGCAGCATTGGTTATTACTGCTAAGACAGGAACATCAATCACAGTTAACGTTAACGGTGGTCAAGGTGCTATTACTGACGTAACTACTCACACATGGGCTGGTGGAACATCAGCAGGTGCTGTTATGTCTGGTGGTGGTTATGCACATCAATTCTGGTCTGCTGCTGCAAACGGACTTCAGAGAGCAAACGAATCAGTTTACATTGAGAATGAGTCATTAGTATTCAAGTGTAATAATGATGGTTATGCTACTGAGCACAAGTATCCACGTGCTAATGGTCAAGGTGGTGCTACTGCTGATGACCCATATTATGATACTTCAGTTCCTATAGTTTCTGTAGGAGATGAAACTATTACAGTTAACGTTGGTAAATCTTCAGATACATCAACTCATCTATTTGTAAGGTCTGAAAATGCATTCGATGTTTCTGGTGCATCCTTCGTACCTGGCTCAGGTGAATTAACAATCACAATGCCTAGTCATCCATTCACCTCAGGTGATAAGGTTATGCTTAAGGATCAAGGATTCACATTCACTTGTCAAGAAGATAATGACCAAACAACTCATTCATATCCTAGAGCATCAGACCCTGCTTCAAATAATACTTGGTTGACAGTTACTGTTGTAGATGCATCTAACTTTAAAGTTAACGTTGGTACTTCTTCTAACGTTACAACTCACACATGGGTATCATCATTACCTGGTGCTGTTATAAGAGGTGTAATTAGAGGTGGTGGAGTTTATGCTCATACCTTCGATAGTTTCGTTGATGGTGGAGTACAATGGAAGAATTCTACTATTAGTCTTGACGTTGGTGAGTCACCAGCTAAAGGATATGGTGTTAGTGGTGCATCCTTTGTACCTGCCACAGGTCTATTGACAATGACAATCGGCAACCATCAGCTTAAGACTGGTATGTATGCCAAGATTGCTAACAAGTCAATGGTATTCCGTTGCGACCAAGACTCACAGCAAACTGACCACGTATATCCACGTCCTAATGGATTCAGTGGTGCTACAGGTAATGACCCTGCATACAATAATAGAGTAGAAATTACTTCTGTATCTGCTGATAGTATTACAGTTGATGTTGGTACATCTTCTAACACTACAACTCATTATTTCCAAAACGCTAATAACGTTTACACACCAACTTTTGCATCATATGACCCAACATCAGGTTTAATGAATATCAGCATTCCTGGTGACACTAAAAACGTTACAGGTGCTGCATACAACCCAACTTCTGGTACATTAGAATTAACAATCGGTGCTCATACTTTAACTACAGATGATGTAATTAAGTTGAAGCCTAATTCATTAACATTCACTTGTGATTATGGTGGAGATGGAAACGTAACTCAGAAGACATATCCTCGTGCACAAGGTGCATCTACTTCTGATGGAAAAGATTATGCATATGATACTGCATTAGCAATTACTGCTGTAGACCAAGCAGGTGGCACAATCACAGTTAACGTTAACGGTGGTCAGGGTGCTATCACTGATACTACTACCCATACATTCCAATCTGCACTTGCAGGTGCTGTTATCGTTGGTAACGGTTTCATAGATGGTGAGTATATTAAGATTGCTGATGATGCATTTAAGTTTACTTGTGATAAGGATAATAACGTTACATATCACGATTATCCAAGAGCATCAGATCCATCAAGTGGAAGATGGTTGAAGATTTCTAACTGTAATGTTGATACATTCGATGTCCAAGTATTACAAAACGTACCTTCCACAAACACAACTGACCATACATTTGTATCTGCTGTAGCATCTAGTATTCAGAGGTCTGTTGTTACTATCGGTGGTGAGTATAATCATACATTCGTATCTGCTGTTAGTGGTGGTGTAACTGCGGGTGGAAACTATACACATACATTTGCATCTGCTAAGCCAAATTCACTACACAGACAGAGTGGTAAGATTACAGTTAATGTAAATGTTGCTGCTACTGCTGACCTATATGACCATACATTTGTTAGTGCAATTCCTGGTGCTGTTATAGCAGGTGGTAATTATATGCACTCATTTGTATCTGCTGCCACAGGTGGAATTGAGAAAGCAAATTCATATATCTTGATAAAAGATGGTGCTCTTAACTTCACATGTGATTTAGATGATTATGAAACTGAGCACTTATATCCTAGAGATACAGACCATGCAAGTAATGAATGGTTGGCAGTATCTAATGTCACTGTGGATACATTTGATGTCCAAGTATTGAAAGGAGTCCCATCATCATTCTTAGGTAAGCATACATTTGTATCTTGTGCTGAAGGTGGTATATGGAAGCAAGACGGTACTATTAAGATTAACGTTGGACCTTCACCTGCGGGTAATACATATGCTCACAGATTTGTAAGTGCTAACTCTGGTGCTTTAATACAGGGTGGTAACTATAGACATAACTTTGTATCTGCTGCATCTGGATGCATTAAGGTAACAAATAGTGGTGCTACATTAACACCTACTGATGCATACTACGTCCCAACAACAGGTAAGTTAACTCTAACTGTTGCAGGTCATAGTTTAACAACTGATGATACTATTGAAATTGATACTAACGGATTAACATTCACATGTAGTCAAGACCAGAATGCAACTAACCACACATATCCTCGTGTGACAGACTATGCTGACGGTAAGAAATTACATGTCCAAATGTCTAACTCATGGGCATGGCCTACTCAAGATTTGAAATACTTCAGGTCACGTCAGGTATCACAAAACTACACAGGTACAGAAGGTGCTCCAGTAGAAACTGAGATTACACAACTCATACAATTTGTAACTGATGGACTTACTAATCCTAACACAGTTGCAAGTAGGTCTTACATCATGCCTACTGTATGGCCTGTTAAGTATACTCCAGAAGTTGTAGTAAGAGATCTTACTATTCAATATGATACAGCACAGGGTGGACAAGGTAACCAAGGTACATGGAATCAAACATGTCAAAACGTTGCTTCAACAATCGCTACTGTTGCTGATATCTACATTCAAACAATAGCAGAGGCAGCAAATAATAATGTTAACTACTTAACTTCAAACGTTACTAAGACATTCCCATTCAATAGCAACACAATATATCAAGATGGCACATGCTATAACGTAACATCTGCTATTGATACGTTGTTTGATATTATGAAGCATACACTTGGTGCTGGATCAAATAACTCCAAGAATATCGCTAACATGATACTCTTCAATCAGCAAGCAATAGCAGGAAGAGCATTTGGTGAGACACAGGTTAACTGGCCTACAACTAATCTAACTATTGACTTTGCTAATGATGTCCTTGCAGCAGTACGTTATGACTTAGTAACTGGTGGTAACTCAGGTGCATTTGAATTAGCACAACAGTGGTTTGACGGTGAAGGTAACTTCATAGCATTCCCAACCGTAGTTAGGACACACATCTTATATTGTTTAACAAGAGTTAGAGAATATATTAAGAGTGTTATGTATCTTGTTGGTGAAGATGCTGTATGGAATAATTACGATGTATATGTCCCAGAAGGAAGACTTGAGTGGAATCAAGAAGCAGTTGAATTTATGGTTGACTCTTCACTTAACCCACTTGAATTTGCTTTAGAGAGAGGAGAATTCCCAACAGAAGCAAGAGTCCAGTGGATTGCATCTAGTGATGCTGTTAACCGTGTTACAAGGAATGAAGTAGGTTGGGATTATAACACCGACCCTGCATTGGTTACTCTAACTCCTGAAGTTGAAGTTGGATATGACCGTGCTGAATATAGAATAAGAATTAATCAACCAAACAACTTCCGTCGTGGTGATGTGTTAAGTTACATTCCTACTGGTGGTCAAGCTCTTAGTGGATTGACAAATCAGGAATATTTCTACTGTCTAACTGCTACTGCTCAGTGGTTTGAAATAGGTGCTTCCTATATCCACGATGGTAGATTTAGATTACTACAAGTAGATACATCTAACTCAAACACACAGGTATTCCAAGTAATGCAGAGAAGTGGTATTTCAAGGACTGCTCCTACATACCCAGTTGATATGTCCGATACTCCAATACAAGGTGGATTCAATGCTGCTGACGTTGTATATGGGTCAACATCTGGATCTAGTGCTGAGGTATCAAATGTCCTTACTAATGAAGGTAAGATTTATAAGATGTATACACACTATGATTTAACTGGTGTATCACAATCGGCTGGCACATACGAAAACTTCATTAATGGTGAGACTGTCCAAGTCCAAGGTGCAACTTCTAATACTGGTTTTGTATTACAGACTGCTGCAACAGATGATGACACAGGTGAATCTATCCTTAAACTTAACTCCATCGCAGGTGCTATTAACTTGAATGATGTTGTTGAGGGTGTAGATAGTGGCACAACTGCAACAGTTGGTACTCCATCTGAAAGATTCTTACTTAACGTTACATCTGGTGCATTCTCAGCAGGTGACTGGTTCTTCGAGGAAGGTGCTAACACTGAAGCATACATGGATGCTTATGTTAATAAGTCTGGTTCTCTAACTGGTAATGAAGGTGGTAGAATTACAATCGATGTTGAGACCATTGATAGTCAGTGGACTCCTGGTGATATTATCTACGGTAGTGTTACTAACTATATTCTTTCAGTTAAGGGTATTAGTGGTACACAAATTCAGTTGAATCAGTGGTTACACGGTAGAGTAACCTATGAATTAGACCTAGGCGTACCTATCGTTGATACTGGTATCTCTGATACATTCAACGTTGGTGACGAGGTTACACTCCTACAAGGTACCGTCCAGAAGAATCCAGGTTGGATTGCTACTGTAACCAAGTATATTAATGGTCTAGAATTAGATCCAGGCGAGCCTAACTATGGTATTCATAAAGTTTGGATTGGTAACTTAGTACCTGTTGGAGCAGGTGCTGATATCTCTGAGGTAACTCAAGGAATTAATACTATTGGTAAGATTCAATTAGGGTCTAATTTCCCAACAATATACGCACAGTGCACAAACGTAACTACAACAAATTACTCATCTTATGCAAGAGTAGTTGCTATAGAGCAAGCAGGTATTACTGCTGAAATTTGGGTAGAGAATGCAGTTGGTGATTTTGTTGATAATATGTCACTTGTATCTGACTTTGGATGGGGTGGTGCTGTTACTTCTGCTAGGACACTAGAGGGTAGAGTTGACAGATACTTCAGAGGATTTGATGGAAATCAAACAATATTTGACTTAACCATTTCTAATGGTGAAGCATACTTCCCAGATCCAGCTGGACATCTATTAGTATTCGTTAATGGTATTCTACAACCTCCAGGTGGTGCTAACTCTTATGTTGCATACTCAGATAAGATTCAGTTTGCTGAGCCTCCTGAGATTGGATCACAATTCGTTGGATACTATGTTGGTAAATTACGTCAGTTAGATGATATCAGTTATGAGTTTGACTCATTGAGATCTTCCTTCAACCTTAAGCGTCAAGGTTTATTCTACTCCTTAACACTGACTGAAGGTGTATCTTCTAACGTTATACGTCCTGAGAATAACATTATCGTATCACTTAACGGTATTATTCAGGAACCAGGTCTAGCATACGAGATTGTTGGTTCACGATTAATCTTCGCTGAAGTCCCACGTGCGGGATCAACCTTCGTTGGTTTCTCATATATTGGTAGTGATGCTGACGTTATCGCAGCAACAGTCGTACCTCCTGTTGAGGCAGGTGACCAACTCTTTATCGAGGGTGAGGAATTTAATCGTGAAGTTGCTCTAATTGAATCTTCCAACTCCTTGATTACTTTTGAGTATACAGGATCAGTTAAGGGTAGAAATGCTGCTGCTATCGCTCAGATAACCTCTGGTAAGATAACAGGTGCTAACCTAACCAACTCTGGTGATGGTTATACTTCACGTCCTAACGTTGACGTTATATCTTCCTCTGGATTTGATTCTCGCATCAAGGCATTGATGGGTATTACACGCATAGATGTTAAGACATCTGGTGTTGGATACTCTATACCAAATGTTGCTATTGATAACGTAGTTCCAGATGATTTCACACCTCCAGAAGGTGCACCAATTAACGGTGGATTTGATGTATTCGCAGGTGAAGGCACAGATGCAGGTGGTGGAGGTACCACAATCGAATCTGGTACAATAGCAATTCTTCAGGATCCAGTTAACGTTACTGTTAACCAAGGTCAGAATGCAGCATTCACAGTTGTCTCTAGTGTAACTAACGACCAGACAATGAATTATCAGTGGCAGAAGAAGGAGTATGGTACACAGACTTGGAGCAACATCATTGGTGCTAACCAAGCAACATACAATACTTCTATCACACAACAAGCAGATGATGGTGACGAATATAGAGTCGCTATCACAGCAGCAGGTGCAATCCCAGTTTACTCACTCTCTGCTACATTGAGTGTCCAGACTGGTGCTACTATCTTGAGTAACTTCACTCCAGACCTTATCTTTGACGACAACTAAATAATCTCATGGCAGGTACAGCATCATTTAACTCAGCAACCCAGATACTTACTGTAGCAGCAGATGGATTACCATCTCCTGTTGCTTCTGGTGTGTTCCCTAATGATAATAACTCCAATACAATTACAGAGCAGGACTTTGATCATGACTTCCTATACCGTGGAGGAACATTTGGACCTACTAGGACTTTTAATTCTAATCAGTATACGCATGACGGTTTCATTAGGTCGATATCGTTAATCTCTAGTGACTTAAATGTCTTTACTGGTAACTTTATCCAACCTGGCGATGAAGTTTTATTCGTATTCAGTGATGGTCTGAAGAAAAGATTTATCTATAGAGGTACAACTTTTACATCTATAGAAGGAGAATTCTGGTTAGCAACATCAGATAGACTTGATTTGATTATGGATACACAGGAAAATACTCCTGTGTCAGGAACATATGAATATTTCGATGCAAGAAATTCCAGATCTGCTACACCTTTAGGTGCTATAGGAATTGCAGGTAACGGAGTTACTATTTTTAACCCATCAGCAGGTGGTGGACTTAACCCTCCTCCTGGTTTTCAGTGGATAGCAGCAGGAGAGAGTCCTTTTGTTGATTCTGGAGAAGATTCTTGTGGTGGACACCCAGAAACAACTGGTCAGTATCATTATCACGACCCACATTTTATAGATTGTTGGAATAATAATGGTGCAATGGCAGGTTATAATGATTATTATGGGTCAACACAGTTTAATGGTGATAATTTAAGACATCCAGACGGTCATTCTAAGATTTTAGGCATAGCATTTGATGGATTTCCTATTTACGGACCCTATGGATATAACAGTCCCTTTGATAATATTAGTACACCTCGTGTAATGAGGACTTCATATCGTGTTAGAGACGTTGAAATACCAGGAAGACCTGATTATGGCAACTCATCTGACAACCCTCCTGCTGGAACCTTAATGGAGGACTGGGAATTTGTTGAAGGTGTTGGTGATTTAGACACTTGTAATGGTAGATTCTGCACTACACCTGAATATACAACAGGAACTTATGCATATTTCGTCACTGTAGATGAAAATGACACCGATGTTGTTAAATTTCCATTCATTATTGGTAAAACAACTAGAGAAACTATTGATACTACCTTTACTAATGAGCCTGTACAGGGTGGTGCACAGTTACCAGAGGTCACTATTACTGTTACAGTGGGCACAGACTCAGTAAACGGTCAAGCAACAGGTGTATTCTACTTCAATGGTGTTGAAAAACCTGCTAATTTCGCTCTTGAGAGAGAAACTACGAAGTATATCTTCAATCAAGATGCTGATTCTAATGCAACCTTCGGTGATACTTACCATCCTTTGATGGTATCACCTGGAGAAGATGGTGAATTAGCTGGTTACGACCATTATATGATGGGTATTACCTATAAATTGGATGGTGTACCTAAGACTATGATGCAATATCATATGGGATTCGAGGCAGCAACCACTCGTAGAATGGAATGGGTTGTACCTGCCACTGCACCTAACTTACTTTGGTATTGGTGTCATTTCCATACAGGTCAGGGTAATAGTTTTGCTATCTCTGGTGGCACAGTCATCCCAACTCTAGCATTTACACTACAACCACAGAATGTAACTGTAAGTAGTGGTGCAACTGCAACATTTACTGTCCAAACAGAGATATCTCCAGAAGACGGACCAGTTACTTATCAATGGTATAGGTCTACTGACGGTGGATTTGCATTCAGTGCTGTTACTGGAGCAACAACTGACACATATCAGTTGACTGGACTGTCTTATATGACTGGATATCGTTATAGATGTCGTATTACTGGTCCTGTGGGAGCACCAGTACAAGCAGATAACTCCCCATTAGATTCACAAGCTGCAATTCTAACTGTCACAGGTGGTGGTGATGGTGGAAGCACTGATAATCGCTTCGATAGCACATTGTCAACATTTGACTCTACGCTACAAACATATGATGGTACCTAAATAACCTTGTAGAAAACTGTACTCATGGCAAAGCAAAATCTCAATATAGGTTCGTCGGCAAACGACGGGACTGGTGACAGTCTGAGGGATGGTGCTATCAAATTGAATAGCGTCATCAACGAACTGTATACCAATCTGGGAAACGATACCAACCTTCAAATTAATGTAGGGTCTCCGACACAGGGACAACTACTTAAATGGAATGGTGCTCAGTTTGCTGAGGGCGGTTTTAACTCATTTACTGAAGATGTAGATGTAAATGATTTCTCAATAATATCAAGTGCAAATGGTGACATTACTCTTAAACCCAATGGGACTGGCGATGTTAAGTTTTGGGCAGCCAATACTGGAAGTGCTCTTACTTATATCGATGGTGAAGATGGAAAATTAAAATATTCAAATCATTTCCCAACAGTAGGTGATTTACCTGATGTTAACAGTCATCATGGTATGTTTGCCTATGTTTCTGCTGATGGTAAACCTAGAGTTGCTAGTAGCACTGCTTGGGTACCAATAATAACAGAGCAAAGTGGATTAGGTAGTCTAGGTGACGTTGATATGACCGTTGGTGGCGGTCCAAGTGGTGGTCAAGTTATTAAATGGAATGGATCAACAAACAAATGGGAACCAGCTAACGATGATTCGTCAGGTGGTGGAGGTGGTGGCACAACTCAAAACCTCTTTGAAGGAATCACTGCTGACACTGGCAGTACTACTGCTAGTGCTCCTACTGATGTCCTTACAGTTGCGGGAGGCACTAATATCTCGACTACAATCGTCGGAGACACCCTCACAATAGCAATGACAGGGACACTTGGTGACCCTGATCAGAATCTCTACAGTGTCATAGGTAGTGATTCAGGAAATAAGACTGCAAATAGTGCAACAGCACAGATTAATTTCGTTGGTGGCACTGGAGTTTCTACTGCTATAGCAGGAGATGACCTAACAATTACTAATGATGCACCTAACGTAGTCCAAGAAGTTTATAAAACAATAACAGGTGATAGTGGTACCACAACTGCACAGTTGTCAACCTCTACCCTGAATATTGCAGGTGGTTCAGGATGCACATCAGTAGCAACTTCTAATACTTTGACAGTTAATGTAGATGTACCTTTACCATCTACTTCAACTAGAGGACAACAACTAATATTTGATGGTAGTGACTGGATATCAGCAGTCGCACACGTCAATTTTGACATTACATCTAATATGAGTAATGCATATAGACTATCTGGTGGTGGAGTTGGCACTTCTACTGACAACCCACAAATATACCTCATGAGAGGTTTCACATATAGATTCGTTAACACAACTGGTAATGCTCACCCATTTGAAATAAGAGCATCAGCAGGTGGATCTGCCATTACTAATGGTATTACAGGTTCAACTACTGGAGTCCAGTATTATACTATCCCACAGACTTTAAGTCCTGGTACCACTTATGTTTATGAGTGTACTGCTCACCCCGCTATGGTAGGTAACATTGTAATCGTATGACAAGAACTGTTCCTGGATCTGGTGCTCAAATTATTCCGATATTTAATAGTGTATCTGGGGTAAGGGACGTTTATGTGATCAATGGTGGTGAAGGATACGATCCTAATGACCCTCCTAGATTAAGAATTGAGAATTGTGGTACACCAATCAGGGATGCAGTATTAAGAGCAGTCATTGAAGGTGAAGCTGGTGTTATAACTGCTGTAGAAGTATTAGATCCAGGTGAAGGATATGATCCACTTAAATTAGTCATCGAAGATGATACTTCAGATGGTAAAGCAACTGGACAGATATTCATAAAAGATGATGGTAGTGGTGGAATTGACTTCATTCAGATGACAGTTCCAGGTGACCAGTATTTTGATGCAGTAGCATCTATACAAGGTGGTGGTGGATCTGGTGCTGAATTAGTACCTGTTACAGGACTGGTTACTGGTCTAGCGATTGAAGAGCAAGGTAGAAATTATACAGAAGAAGACGTTAACATCATCATATCAGGTGGTGGAGGACAGGGTGCAACTGGTGTTGCTGCTGTATCTCAGTTTGGTGAAGTTTCTTCTATTACATTAACTAATCAAGGTGAATTCTTCGAGACACCTCCTCTCATACAAATTATTAAAGGTGGAGGTTCAGGTGCAACAGCAGAAGCGTTTATTGACCTTGGAGTCATTACGAACATTGACCTATTGGCAGGTGGTGGAGGTTATAGCACTCCTCCAGAAATTATTTTCACGAGAGATACCAACCTCATCAGGTCAGCAAGAGTCAGACAATCCTTAAACTCTACGATATTTAATTTAACAGGATTAGTTACTGACGTAGATACCAGTCAGAATACCATATATGTTGAGTCAACTGCACCTTTCCCAGGTTCAGGTAAGATTCTATTAGGTAGAGAGGTTATCAGATATACAGGTAAAACCTCTAAGCATGATGAATCTGACTTAAACGTTAACCCAGATTACGTCCCATGGGATTCATTCACAGGATGTGATAGAGGAGTTAACTTTAGATTTGACCAGAAAGTTATCTTAGATAACCTACAGGATGATCCTAATACTGGATTAACAAATTATGATTTCAATGTAACTGATAAGGTTAGAAGGGTTGTTGAATCCTCTAATAACAGAGTTGCTATTGTATATGATTGGGATAGAGTTAATAGAGCACTATATCTCGTATTCCAAGTTGATGAGTTGGCATTTATTGATGGTGGTAGATCCAGTGAACAGTCTAAAATTATAGCATTCGTTGGTGGTACCGCAGGTGCATCTGGCACAGGTGTTGAACCACATGTTTTATTAGAAGTGGAAGGTGAAGATATAGTTACCTTTACTGACCCATTGTCTTTGATCCTTAACAGAAGGTTTGAGGATAATGATGAAGAATACACCGATGAAGAAGGTGTGCAACGATTTGGTGATGGAATTATTGACTTAGTTAACACTGGTACTGAGTTTGAAAACCAGATTAACTTAGATGGTGGTATTGCATCATCTAAATATGGTATTGAGGAAACTTTAGGTGGTCAAAATACCACTCTATTCCAATTAGGTGATCAGATATATGATGGAAGTCCTAATGCTTTAGTAGCAACTATCCAATCTGCGGGTCAGTTAGGAGATGGTGATGCTCACACATCAACATTCGAGATAGTAGTAGGAGAATTCCAAGTAGGGTCTGCATATAATCCAGCTGGTGAAGAAATCGAAGGGATTACCAGTGGTGTTAAAGCAACTATGACTCAAGTTTTACCCAATACACCCAAGACAGGCCAGACTACATTAATAGGTAGAAGTATTGTCCCTAACCTCGTTGCTTCTCCTGACAAATACTATTTCCAAGATGGCGAAATGCTAAGAGGAAATAATTCTGGTGCTCAATGTTATATCTTCTCTGTGTCATACGATTTGTATGCCAGAAATGAAGATGATTAACCCCTATAAATATAAAGAAGGCAATCCGTAGACAATGGCGTTACTTACCGACCAATTTAGAATTTTTACTGCCGAAAGGTTCCGCAAGGCACTTGAGGGACCTATACCTACACAGTCTGACTTAGAGGCAGGTACTTCTAGGGATCGCTTGTATGTGTTCATCGGTAGACCCCAACCATGGGATAACGAGAATGCACCTCCAGACCCAGTAGATTCATTCCAAGAGTTTTCAGATGACTATTCTGACATGATCTCTATGAAGAGAGTGTTAGCGAATGATACTGTGCAGGTTATCCGTAGGACAGACTGGATACCCCCAGAGCAAACTACTGGTGGATTGGGTTATGTTTATGATATGTACCGCCATGATTACTCCTCGACTAAAACTGCATCATCGGGTGCGACGAAACTTTACGACGCAGATTTCTACGTTGTTAACTCGTCTTATCAGGTTTACAAGTGCATCTTTAATGGGACAAGTCCTTCTGATCCTAACGGTAAACCTTCTACTGTTGAGCCTACTGGTACCTCCACTTCAATTATCACAACTGCTGATGGTTACCGTTGGAAGTATATGTTTACGATCCCTGTTGGTCAAGTCTTGAAATTCTTCTCCAATGAGTATATGCCTGTGTTGTCTGACACCGCAGTTGTTGCTGATGCTATTGGTGGAGAGATTGATACTGTTATTATTGCATCTTCAGGTGCAGGATATAACAATGGTACATATGAAAACGTCCCCATTAAAGGAGACGGTGTAGGTGGTAGAGTATCACTTGTGGTTGATGGTGGTAGAATTGCTTCTGCTACTGTGACATCTGGTGGTAGTGGATACACCTTTGGTAAAGTAATCATCGATGAAGTCAACGGTATTGGTGCAGGAACTGGTACTGGTGGTAGTGTCGAGGTTGTTATTCCTCCAGTGGAGGGACATGGTGCAGCACCTGCTACTGAGTTAGGTGGTTTCCGTGTAATGATAAACACTAAGTTCACCTATGATGAAGGATCTGGTGACTTCCCAACTGATAACGACTATCGTCGTATTGGTTTGGTTATTAATCCTAACAAGTTTGGCACTGAAGAGTTAACCTCAGATTTAACATTGAGTGCAACAAAAGCGGTGATATTTGCACCGACCTTTACTGGAAACTTCCAGACTGATGAAATTATTACCCAATCTCGTACCGTTGGTGGTCAGCAGGTAACTGCAAGAGGTAGGGTTATATCATGGAATAGTACTACTAAGGTACTAAAGTATTACCAGAATAGAATAGATGGAGTCTTCCCTGAATTTACTGGTAACCTAATTGAGTTTGAAGGTGGTAACCCAATAGTAGGTGCGATTTCAGGTGCATCTGCTGACCCTGATATTAACTTCCCCATTGTATCTGGTTCATCAACAAGAATCATTAACAATGCTGAATATGATTTGGGTATGGCATTTACCAACGGATATGCAAAAGCAGAAGTAGATCCAAACTCTGGTGACGTTATTTACATAGATAACAGAGGAGCAATCACTCGTGCGGGTGACCAAATTGAAGACATCAAAATCGTAATCGAGTTCTAAGCAATGCCACAGAATACCAATTTAAATATTAGTCCATACTTTGATGACTTCGATAAAGACAAGAATTTTTATCGAGTCCTCTTTAGACCTGGGTATCCGATACAGGCAAGAGAGCTTACGACTATGCAATCGATTCTTCAGAATCAGTTGGAGTCGGTTGGACAACACTTCTTTAAAGAAGGAAGTATGGTTATTCCTGGTCAGGTCGGTTATGACCTACAGGTGCAAGCAATCATACTGCAACAATCTTTCCTTGGTGTAGACGTTGAGACATATCGTACTCAGATTACAGGACAGATTATAGAAGGTATTACCACTGGTATTAAAGCAAAAGTCTTATATTCAATCCCCTCTACAGAGTCTAGTCGTGGATATATTACTCTATACGTTAAGTATGTTGAGTCAGGTGACTCTGTAAGTGACACTGGTATCAAGACATTTCAGCCCAACGAGCAACTATTGGCCGAAAATGAAATAACTTTCGGTACAACTCTTATTGAGGTTGGATCCCCATTCGCACAATTACTACCTGTTGAATCTACTGCGGTTGCATCAACTGCATATATTAACGCAGGTGTATACTTTATTAGAGGACATTTTGTAGATGTTGCATCATCATATCTCATCCTTGACCAATATAGTAACAACCCTTCCTACAGAGTTGGACTTGAAGTCAGTGAATCAATCGTTACGCCAGAAGACGACCCAAGTCTTAATGACAACGCAGCTGGCACATCTAACTATTCTGCTCCAGGTGGTCACAGATTTAGAATTAAAACTTCTCTCGTTAAGAAACCAATCAACGATGAGACCGATAAAAACTTTATTGAACTACTTCGTATCAACAACTCAAAGATTGAACAGTTCGTTACTCACACTGCTTATTCAGAGTTGGAAAGGTCACTTGCAAGGAGAACCTTTGAAGAAAGTGGAGACTATGTAATTGATACCTTCGCTGTTAAGGCAAGAGAAAGTTTAGACGACGGATTTAATAATGGTGTTTATAGTGCAGGTGAAACAACCTCTGGTGGACAATTAGCATCAGACGATTTAATTTCATTTGAGATTAGCCCAGGTAGAGCATACGTTAAAGGTTATAGGACAGAGTTTTTGGTACCACAATACGTGGATGCAGACAAACCAAGAGACTTTGATTCAGTGCAAAACGCCATACTAGCATTCAGACTAGGGCAGTTTGTAAAGGTTTATGACATCTACGGATGGCCTAATCTAACAGGTGAAGGTGTATCAGCAGCATATCAAACACTTGAGTTATATGATGACTGGACACTTAATACCACAAATACTGTAACTGGTACACTAATTGGACGTTGTAGGACAGTCCAGCTTCAGGAAGACCAGACTGGTATTTGGGATTTGTGGATATTTGATGCTCAAATGTTTACTGCAATCAACTTTGCAGCAGGTAATAACAGTGTTGCAGTGGGTGATTTACTACGTGGTAGGACATCTCAAGCAACAGGTTTCGTTGCTGAATCAGGTTCAGGTACCAACTGTAGACTAGAGCAAGTTTCAGGTGTCTTCCTAAATGGCGAGGTTATCGAGCGTGATGGCCGAGTTGTTGGTACAATGGAAGCAGCACATACTTTCAACCTTACAGATACACGTTCATGCGTAGGTAGAGAAGATCCAAGTAATGGTTCATCTACTATTATCTTCGGTGCTAACTGGTTATTAAATGACCAAGCAGAAATAGAAGGGTCTACTATTACTATTGACCAAGCAGGTAATAGCAGATTAGAAGGATTTAGGACTAAGTTTGCTAATGACTTACGTCCAGGTGATGTTGTTACCTCAACTAATACTTCTTCTGAGGGTGAGAATACTCTTAGGATTCAGACAGTTGACGTTACAGCATTGAATATTACAGCACAAAATGCTGCTACAGGTCAGTCAGGATTTATATTTGATTATCTTAATCAGTATGCATTACTAGAAGCAGCTGCCAAAAAAGGTACTGTTAATGATGCTGAAGTTAACTCACTTATTAGAATGCGTCCTTTCGTATTCCAGAAGGACTATCAGAATGGTGAATTAACTATTGACACACCAAGGACTTCTATGAAGTCTATTGCTGACGAGTCATTCTTTGTCTATAGGACATTTAATAATAAGACTGTTGTATCTGGTGGTGTTACAGTTTCACTACCTGAATCAGAGCAGTTTGCAACACTAGATGATGAAAACTATATCTTAACTATCATTGCTGAATCAGGATCTGCATGGAATGTTGGAGACAACCTTAATATAGAAGCACTAAGTGAAGCAGGTACATTAACAGTTACCTTTGGTGCTGACAGACAGTCAATTACTATTGACCAACTAGCAAATGTTAATACTATTAAATTAACTGCTCTAGTTTCTAAGAATATAGTATCTAAAAAAATCAAAACTGCTGCTAAGATGAGAGCGATGAAGGTTATTCGCACTCGGATTAACAACGACCAAACTAAATACGGACTTGCCTATGGTAATTTGTATGGCACACGTATTGAAGATGAAGAAATTTCATTCGCTTTGAATGATGTATACAACGTACATGCTGTATACGAATCGGAGACTGATGCAGATGCTGCTCCACCATATGTTGTATTAACCGAATCTACTTTCTTTGATAACGGAACTGTTATCGTAGGTAGGACATCAGGTGCACGTGGTAGAGTTATTCAGTTTATCAACTCCACATTAAGACTATACTTTGTGCAGTTAAATGAAATACCATTTGCTGCGGGTGAGACTATTGATGGTGTAGATGATGATGGTGTACCACTTAACGCAATCGTTGATGACGCTGAAGGATCAGTATCTAGGGGTAGTAAAGTTATTACCACTCAGTATACTCTTGAAGCAGGTCAGAAGGCACACTTCTATGATGTTTGTAAGATTACAAGGTATCCACAGTATACCCCACCAATCAGAAAACTTCTTGTTATATTTGATTACTTCATACATGAATCATCAGGTGACTACTTTGCATCACAGTCATACACAGGTATAGACTATAAAGATATTCCAAAATACAAACTAGATGGATCTATTAACTTCTTGAGAGACCAAGTAGACTTCCGTCCAGGTGTAGGAGAATTAGCATCAGGGTCAGGTACAGTTACACAACCATTCTATGTTAACTGTGCGTCACTAGACTTTGCTGCAAGACAATTTGACACCTCTGGAGGTGTTGGTGGATCTACTATCTTCGATATACCGAAGGTTAATACAGAGATTCGTATGGACTATGCATACTATCTCCCACGTGCAGATAAGTTATATTTAACGCACGATAACCAACTTAAGGTAGTTAAAGGTGTATCCTCTGAGGACTTACCTCCCCCAGACGGTATCGAGAATGCTATGCTATTAGCACAGATTGAATACCGCCCATATGTTTATGACGTAGAAAGAGACATTCTGATTAACCCAGAAATCATTCGTCGTTATACGATGAAAGATATCGGAGATTTAGAGACACGTCTTGAGCACGTTGAATACTACACATCATTGTCACTGCTAGAGGTACAAGCAGAAAATACTAAGACATATGATGACAACGGATTTGACCGTCTTAAGAATGGTTACGTTGTTGATGACTTCACTGACCATAACGTTGGTGACGTGTTTAGTATTGACTACAAATGCTCTCTCGATTTCCAAAACGGATTCCTCAGACCGTCACACTATACTACAAACGTACCACTAGAATTAAATATGGCTTCGTCTTCTAATATAGTGAAGACAGAAGGTAACATGGCATTGCTGCCATGGGATGATTTAGCAATCATCACTCAACCCTATGCATCTAGGGTAGAGAATGTAAACCCATTTAACGTGTTTACTTTCATCGGTAGAGTTGACTTAACTCCTGCATCTGATGACTGGTTAGATACTAAGAGATTACCTGCACGTGTTGAAAACGTAGAAGGTGACTTCTCTGCTGTATCAAGAGATTTACAAGTTGACCAGAATGGTTTCGCACCTATCCAGTGGGGTAGTTGGAAGACTAACTGGACTGGAGAATCTCTACTATCCACATCACAGTTTAGGAATAGGTCTGGTAGTTTCTCAGCAGGTGGTCGTAAACTAGGAAGATTAGGTCACGGACAAGGAAGACAACCCATCTTCGTACATGAAAGAAGGACTTGGAGGGTTGTTAATAACCAAGCAAGACAGGGTATTAGGACTCGTGTAGTACCAAAGATTGATAGAAAGTCTTTAGGTGATAGCGTATTATCACAAACAGCGATTCCATGGATACGTTCACGAAACGTAGCCTTCAACGTAGAGCGTATGAAGCCTCGCACAAGAGTATTTGCATTCTTCGATGGAGTTAACGTATCTACTTACATTACCCCTAAAGTAATTGAGTTAGTTAAGTCATCTACTGCTAACCCATTAAGTAATGAAACACCCTTTGTTACAGGTGAAACTGTAGTTGGTAGTATCTCAGGTTGTCGTCTTAAAGTCGCTGCTGCGAATGATGGATATGCAACTGACCCTTATGCTACAGGTACCGCTACACTACAAGAGTCTTATGCATCAAATACTCCATATATTAACATAGATACGAAGTCATTGGCCGAGAGCGTCAATCCAAACTACTATGGTAATATGGTGATTGGTGAAATATTGATAGGACAGACATCTGGAGCACGTGGTGTTGTTAAAGACCGTCGTCTATTGACTGACAATATTGGTAACCTACAAGGTACATTCTTCATACCTAACCCAGGTAATGATTCCAACCCACGTTGGGCAACAGGTACTAGGACATTCCGTTTTACTACCTCCTCTACTAATAGTAAGGCAAGTGGTGAAGTAGATTCTTCTGCTGAAACTACTTACACAGCACAAGGTGAATTGAAAACTGTTAGAGAAAATATTCTTGCAGTTAGAAATGCAGAGTTGGTTAGAGATACCGTTTCAGATACGAGACAGGTTATCACTACTAGGACTGAGACAAGGCAGATTGGTTGGTATGACCCTCTTGCTCAATCATTCCTATGTGATGAAGAAGGTGGTGTATTCTTAACTGGTGTTGATGTATTCTTCAAAACAAAGGATGCCAACATCCCTATCTCTATGCAGATAAGGACTATGGAGAATGGTTATCCCACTAAGGATATCCTACCTTTCTCAGATGTGACTATCAGTCCTTCACAGATTGAGTTGTCTGACAACGCAGCAATTCCATCAAGGTTTACATTCAGGTCTCCTGTTTATATCAAACAATCAACTGAATATTGTTTCGTATTACTATCTGACTCTAACGAGTATACCGTATGGATATCTCGAATGGGTGATATAGATGTATCAGGAACAAGGACTATATCTGAGCAGCCATATGCGGGTGTGCTATTCAAATCACAAAACGCATCTACTTGGACTGCTGACCAGTTTGAGGACATGAAGTTTACAGTATACCGTGCTAAGTTTAATCAGATGCAAGGTACTGCAATTCTCAATAACGCTGAATTAGGTAAAGGTAATGGAGGTATTCATAACCTTATTGAGAATCCAATCCTCACATTAAAACCAAAACAAACCTTACTTCTACCTGCTACACAAAACTTTAACTTTACTATAGGTGCAAGGATTAAGCAGGAACCATCAGGAGCATCTGCTACTATAGTAGAATTTGACTCAATATCAGATCCAGAGAAGTTAACCATCACAGATATAGATGGTGCATTCGCAGCAGGATTTTTAGATGCTAACAATGACCCATTCCAAGGACTTAGGTCTTCACAGTCAGTTTCTTCAATAGTATTATCTGCTGTATATAATGGCACGTTTGAAGTTGGAGATGTGGTAACAGGTTCAACATCTGGTGCTACAGGTACAGTTACTGCATACGATGCAGGTACAACAACTTTGACATTAAATTATATCAGTAAGGCATTTGATACTGGAGATACATTATCAGAGCCAGGAGGCACATCTGCTACTATTACAAGCATTGGTTATAGTGGTGACTCTTATGTTGCTTATCCTACACAAGCTCCATCATTCCCTGATGACGACAAAGAAATTGCCATCTCACATAGAAACCATGGTATGCATCAACGCACCAACAACGTAGAAATTGAAGGTGTTATATCTGAAGTTCCATCTACAACGTTGACTACAACTCTGTCAGCAGGTGCTACTTCAATTCAGGTACAAGATGTATCCCAATTCCATGGTGTGATAGGTGGTGCTATAATCGGTAACTTAAATCCTGGTTATATAAAGATTGAAGATGAAATCATACAATACTCAGCAATCTCTGCTAATGGACAGGTATTAACTGTCGCAACTTCTGGTAGAGGTGCTGCTGGTACTGCTGATGTAGAGCATCCCTCAGGTAGCATAGTTGAATGTTACAATTTAGATGGGGTACCTCTTACAGAAATCAACAAAGTACATACCTCTATTGAGTGTCCTTGGTTGGATACATTTATGATAGCAGTTGACCACGTTGCAACTAATGGTATCAGAGGTGGAGGAACACATGTATGGTCATCTCAAAACGTCCAGTTTGAGACTCTAACTCCTAGAGTATCAACCATGGTGTTGCCTGAGACTGAGGTAACAGCACGTGTTAACACAACTACTGCCACATCTGTAGGTAGTGGAGGTGGAGAAGGTGCATCACAACCACGTGACCAAGCATCCTTCGTTAATAATGGACAATATTATGATATTGTGTTGAATGAGCAAAATGCTTTCACTTCACCACAAATGATTTGCTCTAAAATTAACGAGCAAAATAAACTTGATGGTAATAAGTCTCTTACCATGGCATTAACATTGACCACAGAGAAAGATTCTGTGTCTCCATGTATTGACCTTGATAGATTATCATTGATTACAACATCTAATAGAATCAACTGGTGGCCTGGCGGTCCTGCTCCTTATGGACAGCAGTCTCAGATTGATAGGACAATGGATGTAAGCGTCCTACCAACTGGTGACCAGAATGACGCAGTGTATCTCACTCGTCTCGCTCGCCTAGGTTCTGAGGCCAGAACTATTAAGATTGATTTCCAAACTACTAGACATCCATCAACAGAGATTAGAGTTTACTATCGTGCATTCAAGCAAGGTGATAACGCTGATCCTAATACAGTTGGATGGACATATGTTGGTGCTCCTCTAAGTGAGGTCAATAACCAATCATATGACTCTTCTGGTACTGATGAAATTCTTTGGAAGGATTATGCTTACGAAGTTAACGGACTTAATTTTAACGCATTCCAGATAAAAATCGTAATGAGATCTTGGAGTCAAGCAAGAGTTCCATTGATTGCCGACTTGAGGGCTATAGCGTTAGCTACATAGAACCTCATCCCCAACCCTTACATGGTTGATTATAATTATTATTATTCCATATGTCAAGTTCTAAAGATCACTCCGACCAGATTCAACCTTTCAAAGATGACCTAATCCCAGTCGAGAACAGGGATGGGTGGTTTAGAGACCCCGAATCTAATGCTGTAGTTAACTGTAACAAAACACAGTATGAACAATATATGGCATCATATAACAAGCGTCAAAAGAAAGACGATGACTTCGACAGTTTACAAAACGATGTAGACCTGCTAAAATCAGATATATCTGACATGAAGTCAATGCTTACACTATTATTGGAGAAAGAAAATGCCAGCTGATGTGACCGAAACACAAGACCCTGCGGAACTGCTAGGGCAATTTAAAGAAAGATATCAAGCTCTACTTGGAGAGAATCAACAACTCGCTAAGAAGATTAAAGATAACGAAAGTACTGCTCTAAAACTTCTAGGTGCTATTGAAACATTAGAATATTTGAATCCTCCTACAGAGGAAACACCACCAACAGAGGAAACAGCAGCAGAAGACACATAAATAAACCAGTAAGACTGTGCTCTGAAGGATCCCTAATTAAATGGCAAATAGACTACAACTAAGACGTGATGGTGCACAGCAGTGGGCTAACGTCAACCCAATCCTAGCTCAGGGTGAGTTGGGTATCGAAATAGATACCTCTCGACTGAAGATAGGAGATGGTGTCACATCTTGGAACTCTCTTAAGTATGAGAGACCATTAGAAACAGAATCAAACACTGCAAATACACTTGTTAAAAGGGACGCTGATGGTAACTTTGAAGCAGGAGCCATTACTGCTTCTTTAGTTGGTAACGCTGCTACAGCAACAAGATTAGCAAACGCTCGATCTATCGCCTTAGGTGGTGATATGTCGGGTAGTGGTACGTTCGATGGATCCTCGAACCTAACTATCACTGCTGAATTGAATTATGCTGTTGCTCTACCTCATTATGACCCTAATGATTTAGATGCGACAGGTACATATAGTCAGGTTACAGTTGACTCTCGTGGTCGTATTGTTGATGCAACTAACCCTACCACTTTAAGTGCATATGGAATTGCTGACGCACAACCATTAGATAGTGACCTATCTTCACTAGCAAGTATGACTACATTTGGTCTGCTCTCAAGGCAGTCTGAAGGTGCTATTGTTAGTAGAAGTATTACAGGTGGTGCTAATAGAATCCTTGTACAGAATGGTAATGGTCAAGCATCTAACCCATTCATTGACCTTGCTGATACTACAGTTGTTGTCGGTGACTATAACCCTATAGGTAACCTAGACACACCTCTAATATCTGCAACCACTGGTGACGAGACAGTTAACACAACTAACTTTAACGTTGACAGATATGGTCGTTTAACATTTGCTCAGACTTCTGCTATTGCTACAGCAAAAGTAGGTACTGAAGCATCTGCATTTAGTAATGGTACTTCGTATAGTAGATTTGATAGAATTAAAAACTCTACTGATAAATTCTACGAAGCATCTATTAGAGATATTCCTCCTGGATTAGGAGAACCAACTCATACAGATACAAGTGATACAGGTGGATGGAGATACTTAGGTAGTGCTCTATCACCACAGAAAGGTATAGCATCTTTCAATCAAGAAGACTTTAGTATTACTGCATGGTTAGACCCACAACAGGGTGGACATGTAAGTATTGCTGAGAGAGGTGTAGAAAACTCTCAACTTCAATCATTAGGACATCTAATGTTTGGAGATAGTCAAACTACACAGACATTAGAATTAGACCCAGAGCGTAATCAACACAACGCATATCATGGTCTAACCCATCTAAACCACCTTAACATTAATAACCGTGGTGGTAACGTTGCTGCAAGAATAGTTGCTTATGATACTGCTGAGTATCCATATCAACCAGGTATATTATCACAGGGTAGTAGTTATTCAGCACCTGCTGCTGATGCCCAGTATGGTAATAGTAAAGAATTTACAGGGTCATCCTTAACAGGTATATTTGACCTTAACTTAGACACAACATTCTCTGCTGATGTATTACTTGATGGTGATAAGAGAGATCAAGAATTAAAGAGAGTCGTAGCACCTGACGCTACTGAAACCAACCGCATGAGATTTACTTATGCTGCGGATTCAGCAAATGATGTTGACATGCTTATCTCCTCTACTAACGCAGGGGCAGGTAATGCAACAATTAATATACAGGCAGACCAAGGAATGGTCCTTACTGCCATACATCCAGATGCGAGGGTATGTTTTGAAAACTTCCATGCGAAAGCTAATGTCTTGGCTTGCGATCCTGGCAGTAATCTGGTCCTTGATCCAGATGACAATCAACAGAATACAGGTACTGTAGAAATTTGGGGTGACCTATTAGTACAAGGTCAGACCACTACAGTTAACTCAACTGTAATGACAGTAGACGATCCTATCATTACATTGGGTGGAGACACTGCTCCAGGTTCTGCTGATAGTAAAGATCGTGGTATAGAATTTAGATATTATAGAACTGGAGACCAAGCAAGGGTTGGATTCTTTGGTTGGGATAACGATTATGCAAACTCTAACATATGGACTGGCACTGGCGGCTTTAGGTTCCTCCTCGATGCCACTAACTCCTCTGAAATTTTCTCTGGCACTGACGCTCCTATCATTGCTGGAACACTCGCACTCACAACAAACACAGGAAGCAACTCCACGTCGGAAGGGTCTCTGGTAGTAACTGGTGGTGTAGGTATATCACAAAATGTCCACATAGGTGGTACTACAACTATCGCAGGACAGACAGAGATTAACGATACAGTGTTAATCAAGTCTGATAATGAAGACTTTAAGATTCAGACTGCTGCGGGTGTAGATAAGTTTACAGTTGATACTGATACTGGTAACACAGTTATTAAAGGTACAACTAATGCTGATGGTGATGCTTATTTCTATTCTGACTTCTATGTTAGAGCAGACAATAAGGGATTCATGGTCCAGAATGCAAATGGTGATAACTTATTCTGGGTTGATACTGACAATGGTAACTTCCACACCGATGGCACGATGGACATCGATGGTGGTTCTACCTTAAACAGTACTTTAGATGTAGATGGTGCTACTACTCTTAACAGCACATTAGATGTTGATGATGATGTAGTCTTCCATAATGACTTCCTAATGGATGTCACTGGTAAAGAGTTTAAGATTACTAATGGTACCGATACTAAATTCCTTATCAGTAGCACAAATGGTAACACTGATATTGAAGGTAGTTTAAACATAGGTGGATTCAACACCTTTGAAAGGACAAATAATATAACAGTTGATACTACTGCTAACGATGCCATCACTAAGACTGCTGATGGAAATGCTACATTTGCAGGTGGTGTTAACATCGATAAGGATGTAAGAATAGGTGGAGACTTATATGTCTCAGACAGAATTGATTCTAAGGATGCTGGTACAGCAAGGACACGTCCTTCTCTACTTAATAACTTAGATGTAAGATATCGTGAGTATATTGGTAGTGTTGCAGCACATAACGCAACATTCGCTGATGACCCAGATGCAAACCTTAGAGTAGCAGGTGGTGCAGGTATCGTAGCAGACCTACATGTAGGAGATGACTTCTATGTTGGTAAGGTTGGTACTAATGATAACGTAGAGTTTTCTATCTTAGGTGAGTCTGGATATACAACTATAGGTCGTGTAGGACAGGGTGGTGCAACAGATGGTGCTCTCGTAGTCCATGGTGACGCAACATTTAATAGAGAATTTAATATAACTGGTAGTCTTACTACCATTGGTAATGCTAATACTGATGTATTAACAGTCAATGCAGTATCGCAATTTACCGATGATGTCACAGTTGACGGAAGTTTAACAGTCAACACCAACGCATTAATCGAAGGTAACCTCACAGTTAATGGTACTACTACAACAGTTAATAGCACTACAGTAACTGTAGATGACCCTGTATTCACATTGGGTGGAGACACTGCTCCAGGTTCTCAAGATGCATTAGACCGTGGTATAGAATTTAGATACCATGATGGTGTTACTGCAAGAATAGGATTCTTTGGTTGGGATACTTCAGCATCAAGATATGCATTCTATAATGCTGCAACTAATTCATCAGAGGCATTCTCTGGAGTACGCTCAGGAATTGATGCAGGAAGTTTAAAATTATTTGATACAACTAATGCTACTAATGCTGCTACAGGTGCATTAATCGTAGGTGGTGGTGCTTCTGTAGGTCTTGACTTCTATGTTGGAGACGACTTAGTTGTTACTGATGATGGTAGTTTTGGTGGCAATGTAGATATCACAGGTACTCTTGATGTAACTGATGATTTTGCGGTCAACTCTACTAAGTTTACAGTTGATGCTGGTACAGGTAACACTGTAATAGCAGGGACTGTCCAAGTAGATGGTAACGCAACTATCGGTAATTCTGGATCTGATGCACATAGTGTTACAGGTACTGTCCAGTTTAACCAAGCGATTACTTCCACAGATATCACTGCGGATAATATTAAAATAGGTGTTGATGGTGATACTGAAATTTCTACTACCTCTGGAAATCTAGTATTAGATTCAGCAGGTGGTACAGTAAATGTTACAGATGATTTAGATGTTGACCTCAACCTTAATGTCGATGGTAATACCAAGGTTGATGGTACCCTTACCGTTGATGGAAATACTACTATTGGTAATGCTTCTGGTGACGCTCATTCTGTTACAGGTACAGTTCAATTCAACCAAGCAATCACTTCCACAGATATCACAGCTGATTCTGTTACTATTGGTGTGGACTCTGATTCTGAAATTAGCACAACTTCTGGAAACAACCTTATACTTGACTCCGCAACTGGAGAGACTCAAGTCGATGATAACCTCACAGTCACTGGTACGTTAGATGTAGATGGTAACACACAGATTGGTAACAACTCTGGTGATGCTCATGCCTTCACAGGTACAGTAACATTCAATCAGGCAATTACATCTACTGACATCACTGCTGACAACGTGCAGATTGGTGTATCAGGTGCATCTGAAGTTGATACTTCCTCTGGT